GCACAGAACAGAGATGAATATGCTGCGGCACTCTCTGAACGTTCTAGTATCTCTCAAAGATTCTATGAAGAGAAACAAGTTGCTATCCACAGAGCTGGACAGTCTTTCCAAAGTCAGATCAACCAGTTTACTGGTTCACGTCAACAAGCATCTCGTATCAATGAAGCATATAGTTCAACATCATCTTTAGATGCTGCTGCTCGTCAGATGAACTCCACTGGATACAGTGGGTTTGAATCTATGGTTCAAGGTGGAACAGGAAGAGCTAGAGAGGTTGCTGCACAACTTAGAGAAGCTGCTGTCAACGGAGCTCCCGAAGCTAAGATTCGAGAACTCGGTGGACAGTTGTCTGGAGCTGAGTCTCAGATTGGTATCGGCCGTAGAGGTATGCAACTTACTAGACAAGCAGGACAGGATCCTCAAAGTCAGTTCAATCGTATCAACGATGTTTCAGCAAGAGCCGCAGATCGTTTAGGTGGAGAAGCGCTTAAAGAGAAAGCAGCCGCTGGCGAACTACCTAGTTTAAAAGAACTCAATGAACAAATCAAAGAAGCGGCTCAAGAACTCGGTGCGTTAAAAGAAAGTTTTGCAGAGGGTAAGAAACCGCTTGATGATTTTAATAAAGAAGCTGGCGCAGTTGCTGATAAACTCACAAAGCTGGAAGCACAGGAAAAAGCCGTTCAAGGTGCTGGCGGTGGACGTGGTCCATATGATGAGATGCGCGGTAACATGGGCGTTGCTCGTGCTGGTATCGATGCTCTAAGAGCAACCACAATCAATCAGCCTATTCAAGCTCTGAACGTTAAAGCTCAGATGGCTCAGGCTCAGAACGAGCAGTTCCATACAATCGATGCAGCGTTACATGGAGACATGTCGGCATTGGGTATGTTGGGTTCTGGTGCGTTTGGAAACGCTGCTGGATTTGCCAGACAGCAACAACTTAGCCAAAAGATCCTACAAACTGGTGAAGCAGGTGCTGACATCCTAGATGCAGGAGCTGAAGCTGGTCTTATTGGAGCTAAGGGTTTTTCATTAGGTAATCTTGGTGGTGGAACTGTAGAAGGTGCTGGTCGAGCTGCTCAAGCGCTTGCCCACGGTGCTATAAACGCGGGAGTGAGAGTATCAGATGTGGCACAGGGTGTTACGGCTGGTGAAACCTCAGTGCAAGCATATCAAGCTGCTATGAATGCCCAGCGCACCATTATGGAAGTCCCCAGTGAACTGAGACAGAGTTATTTCGATTATGGGAAGAACGTCACGGCTGCCACTAGAAGTGCTGGTGGTGGACGCGAGAAGATGATGGGTGACCTGATGGATATGAAGCCAGGTGGTTTCATGTCTAACATGGCTGACATGGGAGTTGATCCTAATAGAGCAGCTGGGATGATAGCTCAAGGAAGTGCAGAACAAGGTAGTGCCTTTAGCACTAAGCAGATTGGTACTGCTCGTAACCTAGAACGCGGTGGCTACGGCAACATGGAAGAGAGTATGAGACGTATGTCTACTCTCGCTAATACCGGTGGAGCTAACAACGCCAACGATTCTATGGGCAAAATCATGGAAGAAGCGGTGTCGAAAGGTATGGATAGCAGTAAGGCTATCTCTTTGATGACCGACGGTATCTCACATCTAGCTCAGAGCGGTGGAACCGCTGCTTCAGGCGTTGATGGTACTGCTGGAATTACTCAATTGTTAGGAAGAGCACTTGGACAAGCAGATGGTAGATCTGATGTCAACAGAAGCACTGCTGCGGTTGGAGCTATCAATACGGCCACTGAAGCACTGGGTGATACCTCTGTTTCTTACACCAACATGGTTCGTAATACTAGATTCCGTCAGATGGGTATGGGTGGTATAGAAGCTGGTGCGGCTATGAAGCTGTCAGCTCCTGAACTTGCTGTGCTTCAAAAAGGTGGAAAGGCTGCTGAACAACTTGCTACTGAAAGAGGTCTAAGCACTTTCTTCGACGCCAACGGTAAATATGACAAACGCCAAGCCAACAAAGTCGCTGCTGAACAAGGAAAGTTCCTTGAACAGGGTGGTGCTAGTGGTCTTGGAATGATTCAGACTCCAGAAGATGCTGCCGCTTCGCATGCAGCTAAAATTAAGTTTGCTAAAGGTGAGACTCTAACTGCAGCAGAACGTAAAGCTCTTATGCATGGAAATGCTATCGCTAACGTTGCGATGGGTGCTAAAGCTGCCAATGAGCTCGGCAATGTTGAAATGAGTTTAGAAGGCATTGGTACAAGTACTAGTGCAGGTTCTAAAGCGAGAGCTGCTGGTATAGGTAAAAATGTAGCTGGAGAAGCTGGAGCTGGAGAAAATATCCAAGCTATCGGCACTAGACAGGACGCAGCTAAGATTAGAGCTGGCGGAAAAGATATGGATAGTCTAGGCAAAGTGTCTGAAGTCTTAGGAGCTATAAGTAAAGCTATGACTCCTGAGATGATGGCTAAACTTGCATCTGCAGCTGGAGAGGCTTCTGGTAACATGAAGATTGGTGCAGAGAACATGGGAACCTTAAACGCGGCTACTGGAAAGCTGTCGACTTCTTTTGATTCTTTGAAGGGCAACATAGACAAGCTCAACACTAGCATCATTAACATTGGTGGATTTAAAACCTCCGATAAAGCCAATAAACCTTTGATGGGATCTTCTGGTAAATCGCGTGCGGATAGAAGACACTAATTATGACCACTATTAACCCAGTAATTACGCGTACACCTCATGCTGCGGTTCTTATATGGAACTACGATGATAGGCTTGGAGTAGAGGATACTCCAGTTGAAGAGGTTAATAGCGTTGATGAGCTTCTCATCAGCACGGTTTCCCTTATATCTATCAGTACAAAGAAAAGCAAGGGTGAACCCGTAGGTCGCTTTGAACTTAATCTAGCTCCCACTAGAAACTGGGTAAGCGAGATAACCTCTGGAAGCTGGATGGTCATCTTGATGTCTCAGACTCCTATCAGCAGAGCAGATCTTGCTAACGCAAACCCTACTCAGGTTAAATTCTTCGGTAAGATCGAATCCGTAAGATTCAATACATCCATTCTTGATCCTGAAAGTGGGGCAAGATCTAGCGGATATACGGTATCAGGAGTTGATTGGGCTCATATCTTTGAGAACAATGTCTACATCGATCCGTTCATTGAGAAATCAGACAACACCTTTGGTTCTGCTACATACATCGACCTGTTTGAGAAGGTCATCAATGTAGATAACAGATCTAGCATTGTTTCTGTTAGAGATAACATTAATAACCTTATTCAAGTACTCGGTCAACCTTTCAGTGAAGGTGTTATCAATCAAAGTAGCACAGTGAACCGAGTTGCTAAGGCAGATTACTCTTTCGCTGTACCTACAGAGGTTCAAAACTACTTCAGTTTCAGCGGTGGCGACAACATTGTTAATGCTCTAGAAATAGTAAGCGGAAACCTTACTGACGTAGATATATACAATCCAAACCTACAGGAAGCCTTCGGGTGGATTGATCCTGCCTCTTTAAGAGGTATCAATACGCTGTGGCAACTTATAGTTGACAACAGCTGTCCTGTACTCAATGAGACCTTCACTGATCTACGTTGGGAACCAGATAATGATACTCCAGTACTAGCTCTATATAATCGCATCAAGCCGTTTGTTTACAGACCTCAGAGCGAGACCCAAAAGAGAATTCAGGAAGCTTTAAAGACTGAAACGTTTGGGGCAACTCAAGCATCTAAGGTTAATCAACAGAACGAGGCAGATACCGTATTGGCCCAGGTAAAAAATCTCATGTCTCCATATCAACTTTTGAAGACATATGATATTCCACTGGGAGAGATCATTGCATTTGACGCTGGTACAAACTGGCGCGATAAGTTTAACTTCGCTGAGATCAAACCGGGTTGGCAGAACGCAGATCTGTTAGCTAACTGGATTAAGACTATCGCTCAGACTGCAGATGTTAAAGCCTTTCAACGTGAAGGGTTTAGACCTCTCATTATGTCTAGCAAGCAATTTCCTACCTTCACCGGTAAGCAAGGTTTTGAACCACAAAACGACCTTGGTATCAACATAAATGTGTTGGCAGGATGGAAACAGCTGTTAAGAGAGTGGTATTTCGATACCCACAGACTTCTAAACGGGACTATGACCATCATAGGTCAGAATCAGTATATAGATGTTGGATCTAATGTCAGAGTGCCTGCTGATATCTTAGGTAGAACACCCAACTTCAACTCTGGCGCTCAAGCGAGTGGAACATTTCTTTTATTGCATGTTGAATCAGTGAACCATAGTTTTAGAGTTGATCAAAATGGAGCTAGAAATTTCGTTACGACTATTTCTTTTGTAAGGGGCATTGCTGTTACCGCAAACGGTTCTCTTGTTGGAGGAGTTGGTAAGACTGATGATGAAGCTTCAGATCAAACTAACGCTCAATACAAGAACACCAACAATGTTATCTCAACCTCATCTGCTCTGGATCCTAATCCAGATAAAGCGAACGGTACCTAATGGATGACATGGACGATAACATAGTAAAGGATAGCTCTATATGGAGAGATACATTCAGCTTTCAAAAACATGCTGAAGTAGATACCCGCATTAAGATCGGTCTGGTTCGCGCTGCGAAGTTCAACGACATCCGTGGTGAGATTACCTACATTGTAGAGGTTCAAGACCAGGGCGACAAGCTATTTATTCCGTGCCGTCAGTTGAGACGCTTTGGTGGGGTTTTTAACTATGAAGATTACACTCTCCAAACCTACAGCTATCAAGCTTCTAAAGATGCTGTGCCGGCTTTTAATACTAAAGCTGGTGATTTTGTACTCGTGTGCTACCTAAATGGGGACGCTAGAGAAGGTCTGATCCTTGGTGGACTAGTTCATCCTGCTAGAGAAAGCACCCTGATGCCAGATGATGGACCTCAGTATCTCTCTGAGTTCAACGGTATTGTTAACAGTATCAACAGCGATGGTGAACTCACTGTAACGTTCCGTGGTCAGCCTACTAACTTAAGTGTACTAGATGCTGCTCCAACTGATAAGTTGCCAGCGCCTACATTTGATGATAGTGTAGGAACTAGTTTCTATAAGTTCGATAAGACAGGCAGCTATACTGTATCTGACAACGCAGAAAGTGATCCACAAAGCATCAAGATCGATAAGACTGCTGGGACTACAACTATTACTTCTGGCCAGATTACTTTGACCATGACAAAGGGTAGTCAGGATACAACTCTGAAGACCAAGACCATGGTTATCAACGCTGATACATCCATGACAACCAATACAACAGACTGGTCTACGATTGCGAGTAGCACCGCTAAGATTAAGTCTCCCAAGATAGCCTTTGGAACAGATGGAACTGAGCTGTTAGATCAGATCACGAAGCTTATAGACGCTATAGGCAAGCTTACAGCTATTTCCCCAGTTGGACCATGTTCTGCTTTGATCTCAGCCCCTCAGTGGTCTGGTGTAGATGCAGTAAAGAGTGCGATTACTGGCATCAAAGGCTCACTGTAAGTGAGATATAATGTTTAAGAGGATCCGATGAGCATTGATAGTTTTAAACAAGCCCTAGATAACCTGATCTCCCCGCCCGCTAAGAATGCGACGGCTTCGGGTCTTCCTAAGACGTCTGTAATCAATGACGACTTGGATAATAACTTCTATATTACCAACTTAAACAACTGGTACAAGGCACCGCCTTATGGTTTCAGATGGAGACGTAGAGATGGCAGAGAAGTTATCATCATGCTTCCTATCTCTCCAAGTAACTTAAACATTACTACCCACTACGCTACCAACGTTATTACAACCCTGTATGGAACCGTAGAGGAACACTCCGAACAGAGGTACTTCGATATCGTTATTGAAGGCACAACTGGTATGTCTCCTAAGTACACTAAAGCCTTTGATACAGATCAGCTAGATAAACTGAGTGCTAACGTAAGTAACGGAAGACTCTCATATGGCGACGCCACTGACGGACGCCTAGGGGTGAGCTCTGATGTTGCTGGTGGGTTCTTTGCTAAGACCATCGGTACCATCAATGCTGCTTTGAACAAAGCGCAAGACATCATCAGCGGTCGTGAGGATCAAAACAGATCCGGTGTATTCACTGACCAAACAGGTTATCTTGCCTTCCATCGTCTCTACAAGTTCTTTTTGAACTACAAGGCTGATATGGTGGGATTAAACCCCTCAGATCTATCAGCTGACATTGACTCTACTCCTCGTACTGAAGATGTGAATGGTAACTCTAGTCCTCTGTTATTCTTGAACTATAAAGATAACTGCAGATACACAGTAGCTATTCAACGCTTCACATTACGTAAATCTGCTGAGAATCCTATGCTGTATTATTACAACATACAACTCAGAGCCTACAACATTGAACCGCTCGATGCATTAAGCACAGATATCGGAAGCAGACTTACATCTCTAGGATTAGATGGAGTAAAGTCTTCTACATTGTTAAGTGAAACTAAAGATCTCTCTAATGGAGCTAAACAAATTTTTGGTGCTGGACTAGGTGGAGTCAGCATCTTAGGTAAATAATGGTAACGCCAGCAAACTACGCATCCATGGCTGATATCACCCTGTTTCTGAAGTACAGAAACGGGACCACTCTCATGCTTTCAGATTTGCCTAAGATCATTCCGCTTCGCTGGCCTTACTTCAGAGACAATTGGGATTTCATTAAACCCACTCTGTTGAATAAAGTTGCATCTTACAATGAACCTGACTACTTGAAGAGTCAAATTGCTGCTCTAGATAATTACATTAATATTCAAAGAACGTCGAGAAGCAATCTCAACCCGTTCTCTGACCAGAGCACGTTCTTTAAGTTCTATGGCGTCTTTGATGCTATTGAAGTTAACAGTATCGATCTTACCAACCAGGAAATCATCATAGTAAGAACTGCCATAGATAGAGTATCTCAGTTCAATAAGAATGATTTTTTAAAGATCAGAAACGACATCACCGCAGCTAGAGATACTATTGCAGATCAAGTTGGACTCAGCGATCCTACATACAATGCTGCAGTTGGACGTAGCAGTGTCCCTCAACAGACAACTGCTCAGATCGAAGATATTGCAAGAATGCAGTACCTACAAGATGTCATCTTCTCGGTAGACTTCATCGTCGCTAACATCTCTAGCTTAAGTACTTCCTTTGTGGATCCGTTTGCGTTGGCTCGTGTCAATGCCAACAACTCAGAGTTTAACATTGACTCCTATAAGTCAGGACAACTGGTGAGATTGAACTACGGTGAGGATCTAACCTTGCTGGCAGCTAGATACCTAGGTGATGCTGATAAGTGGATTGATATTGCTATTGCTAACGGTCTTAAACCTCCGTATATCGATGAGGTTGGGCAAGCTCTTCCCTTGATCGCCAACGGTAGCAGCAACGAGATCAACATCGCAGCCTTGGATGCCTTTGGTAATCCAAACATCGATAAGGTCTACATCAATCAAGTTGTGTTGCTACAGTCCAACGCTCAGAACTTCCCTGAGCAAAGAACTATCACTAACATTGTTCAGATTCCCATCAGTGGCGATCTGGTTATCGGAGTTAGTGGTGCAACTAACATGGATCTGTACAAAACTACAGATAGCGCATATTTGCGTGTTTTTGCGCCAAATACTATCAATAGCCGCTTCTTCATCTTGATCCCTTCTAAGCAACCGCTGCCTGACAGTAGACCCTCTGAAACTCCATACTTCCTAGCTGCTGCTACGGATGCCGAGAAGAGAGCTAAGGTCGATTTGACCCTAGATGATAACGGGGAGCTGCTTTTAAATTCAACTGGCGATGTTCAACTTAGTTATGGACTAGCTAACGCCCTTCAGGCTATTAAGTTAAAGATGGTCACTGAAGCTGGCACGCTGATGAGACATCCTGAGTTTGGCTTAGTTAACGTTGTGGGTACAACCAACCAGAACGTTCAACTCGTAAAAGATACTTTAACGAAGTCAATCGACGAACAGATCAGGCTTGATCCTAGATTTGAGCGCTTAGAGAGTTTGGATGTTCAGTACCTTGTTAACAATACAGGAAGTAAGAGTGCGACAGGTTTTATAGTTAGAATGCAAGTTAGGTTAGCAGGATCTGCTAGCACTGTAATCCCTATAAGTTTTACAGTGACTACGTAATGAGAGTAAGGTATAGTACAATAGGTATATAAATGGCAGTAACACTTAAGACTTTTGAGCAATTTGTAGGGGGCATGATCCGCACGATAGTTGCGGAGACTCCTCTTAATGACGTTAACACAGGTTCTGTGCTGTTTACTCTTATCGAGGCCGTTGCTAGCAACGACTTTGAGAATGCTGCAGCCATCCTTAACGTATTAGAGCTGCTCAACATCGATGTTCTGAGAAACGCGGATCTGGATAACAGAGCTGCTGACTATGGTCTTACTCGTCTCGTTGCTGTGCAAGCCTCTGGCTTAGTCAACATCATAGATTCGACCATCACCAAGATTAGCACTAGCTTATATCCTATTAAGCCAGCACCTATCTCTGGGGACTTAGTCATCAATGTTAACGATGCTAGTCAATGGGCACAAACTGGTCAACTGTATATCGGAAGAGGAACCAACTCATTTGAAGGTCCTATTCCTTACACTAGTGTAACTAACAATGTTACATTCTGGACTATCACACTTGGTTCCGCTCTACAAAACAACCACCTCATCTCAGATCAAGTTATTGATGGTCAAGGTACTAGCGATCGTTTGATTGCAGCTGGTACGGTTGTTCTCATCCCTGCCAACAACATCAACCCTGCAGTTCAGTACTCAGTATTGAGAGATGCAGTTATTCCCGCTGGTGAAAGCGAAGTTGATGGTATTGAAGTTCTTGCACTGGTTGCAGGAAGCATCGGTAATGCTTCTATTAACACGATTACGTCTTTTGCTAGCTTGCCGTTCACTGGTGCTACTGTAACAAACACATCATCGTTCACCAACGGTTCTGACATTGAGACAGACGATGAGCTGAGAAACCGTATCAAGGCTTATCCTTCTACGTTGGCTCGTGGTACTGAAGCTGCTATTCTTGCCGCTATCGATAATTTGTCAGACCCTGTTCAAAACGATCAGATTGAATCTGCTGTAGTTACAGAGCCTATTGCTATCGGTCAACCTGCTATCATCTACATCGATGACGGTAGTGGATTTCAACCTACATATGAAGGTCAGTCAGTAGATAACATCCTCATCAATGCTAACGGTGATGAAGAGTTCTTACAACTTGCTAACTTCCCGCTCCCACGCCCTCAAGTCGTTAACGTTGCGACAGGACCATTTTCGATGGTTGATGGCATGGTATTGCGAGTAACGGTCGACGATACTCAAGAGACTATCACGTTCCACACAAGCGATTTCTTAAACATCTCGTCTGCGACTCTGCCTGAGATTGTTACTGCCATCAACGATCAGTCAACGATCTTTAAAGCTCGTCTTACAAATGAATCAGCTAATCTGTTGATCTACACGACAGCGTTCGACGCTGAGATCATCCAGGTTTCTAGCATCACAGCAAATGATATTCCGTCTTTGTGGGCAAACACCATCCTTGAGTTCCCTACAAATCAATTCTCTTCTATTAAGCTGTATCAAAACAACGTACTGCTGAAAGAGAGAGAGAAGTCTGCTACATTAGTAACTGCTCCGTTTAATACATGGAACGTACTGGTAGCAAGTGACCTTATCCTTAGCGTGGATGGAACACCAGCTCAGGATCAAACATTCAACATCTCTGACTTTGGTGGCAGCAGCTTCTCAGCTCTCTCACTAGATCAGTGGGTTGCAGTCTTCAACACTAAGTTTGCTGGAGTGAGAGCAACTGCCCTATCTAATGGTGCAATGAGCATCTCATCCAATGGGACTGGTTCTAACTCTGCTTTGAACGCATTAGGCGGAACGCTGTTGTCTAAATGGTTCCCAGCCGGTGATACGTCATCTGTTGGTCAGAACTCAGACTTCGAGCTGAACAGAGAAAATGGTAACCTAAGAATTCTTACTACAATTGTTCGCGGTGATGATATCACTGCTGGAGCAGCTGATACGAAAGGTGCTGTCTACTCTGAAGCTACTCTTTCTGGTACTTACAATCTATCTATCGATACAGCTAATCGCCCAGCTGTGCTAGTCGTTGTTGCTGACGCCACAAACGTTACAATTAGACCAGTTAATTTGCCACTTGCAGGGACGATCACAATTTCTTCGCCTTCTGCCAATGTGATGAGAATCATGTCCAGCTCTGTAAATACATTCCTGGGTGTATTTGCTACGACATATGATTATGTGTATATCAGTAACCGTGGTGATGTTGATGGTACTGGATCTGGTACTTGGTTAGACGTTAAAAACTGCGGTCTGTTTAAAGTTATTGCTAAAGGTAGTCACACCAACCCTGGTGTTGATACGTATGTTGACGTTTTGAATCCCCAAACTGTTGTGGGATCATATACAGTTCAGGATGGAGCGGATATACAAGCGTTCTACTCTGATAAGTACCCACAAATTTGGAATGGTGCTTCTACGAGCAATCCACCCGCCGCGACTATTCAAAATATCGTTGATAGCATCAACGCTGACATCATCAACGTAGATACAAGCATCTTTAAGACCAACTCTATTAAGCTAACGTCTTCTACGGAGTCTGGTGGAAGCATTGCTATCCCTGTGGCTGTAGGAAACATGATTGGTCTGTTTGCTACTGGTCAATCAGAGCTTACTGGCAACCCTTCACATGTTGCTAATAGAACACAATCTCAAGATGACTTCACTTGGTTCAGATCTACTCCTCCAGTTGGTGGAACTTTAAACCCAACTGCTGTTTGGTTGGGTCGTTACACTTATACTGATGAAAGAGGTCAGCTAACCGCTGATGCTATCCCTGGTATCGAAGGTGTTGCTCCTTACAGTGAGATCCTCACTTCTGCTGGTCTGCTGAATACTTCTAAGTTGGTATACGACGATATCATCAATTTCACCAAGGGTAACAACAAGGGATTGTATCGTTCTATCCGTCAGATCTTGGCTGGAGATCGCGTAGGAACGCAATTTGACTTGCCTACAACGTCTTTAAATCACATCCAATCATATGACGAGATCGAGATTGTGGAATCGTTACAATTCAGTGCTAATGACAGCCTGGTTGTAATCGTTGATAATAATCCTGTTGATAATACTATCGACATTGCAATGGCTCGTACCGGACAAGTTAACTCTGGTAACCAAGCCCCAGATCCAGGTGCAGGATCGTTCGTTCCTACTGCTAATGCTTTCTCTGCTAACGACGCTGACAATGAACCAGGTATCGATTTTGGTAGCCCACAAGTTTGGGGAACTACTCTTAATGGAACTAACTTCAATGATTATAGAGCGTGGTTCAGAGCTAGAAACTGGTATGTAACTGGTGGAGTTGGAAACTTCAACACTGGTGGAGCTCTCTTGCTCCGTGCTACACAATATGGACCTATCGGCGACAACTTAAGATTCGCCATTGACTATCCAACATTGCCGAACACAGCTCCTACATCTGTATATGAAAATGATCCGTTCTGGACACAAGTAACTTACTTGTTTGGTTCTGGAACTGCTAGAAACGTGCCGATTACCCCTGGAACTACGTTCCTGGTTACCAATGTTAGTGGCGACGTTTATAGACTTGGATCGTTCACACCAGCTATCAGCCTTGCAACAGTTCAACCTGGTGATGTTATCAGTATATTGCCGAATGCTGGCGTATCTGCTAATAACTCTGGTCAGTTCAGCATTCTAGCCGTTAATTCTGGTGCTGGAACCCTTGATATCTATAATCCTAATGCCACACCTACTGCCGTTGCTCAACCTGAGATCGTAACTATCACTACTGGCCCTGATGTAGTTGGAACCAACTCTTCATTTGCAGTTAACGTAGTTGCCGATATCGCTGGATCGTTAAACGGCACATACTTCTTGTTGGCAGATCAAAATGGAAGCGTTGCCTTCTGGTTTGATGAAACTGGAACTACTCCTGAACCATCAGGAGCCATAGCAGCAAACAGATCTATCAGAATCCTTAGTGTACAGTCTGGCGACGTTGCCTCTGTCGTAGCAAGCAAAGTTGCTACTGCAATAGCTAATGATTCAGCATTCAGTGCTGGTATTGCGGGTACTGTAGTTAGTGTTAACATAATTCAAAATGGACCTTATGTCATGCCGGGTGTGGTAAATCCACCTGTTGGCGGTCCACAACTTAATACCGCTGCAACTTATGGTATCTTAGCTAATTCAGCTATTACAAACTCTGTTGGAACTAGCGTAGTTAACGGAAACTTAGGATTGTATCCTGGCACTTCTGTTACCGGTGCTTTCACCGTACATGGTGCTACCAATGTTGCCAATGCTGCAGCTAACCAAGCTCAACTTGACGCTCTCGCGGCGTATACTGCAGCTAATTCTCATAGCTCTACGAACCTTGGTTACAATGCCCTTGACGGTCACACTGTAACTGCTGGTTATTACACATTCCCTGCTGGTGATGTTCACTTGGCTCAATCAGGTGCTGGAAACTTCACTATTAGTGGTTCTGCCACTGACGTGTTCGTATTCCAAGTACCAAGCACCCTTACAACTGGCGCTGGTGGAGTTCCAACCATTACGCTTACTGGTGGAGCTCTTTCTTCTAACGTATATTGGATCGTTGGTTCTTCTGCAACCATTAACTCAGCAAATGCTGGAATATTCAGAGGAACGATCATTGCAAATGCTAGCATCACAGATACACTTGGTGGAACTGTTGATGGTAGACTGATCGCCCTTGGAGCCGCTATTACTTTAAGTCAAGCGACTACTGTAACTGTTCCTGGTGGTTTAACACAAACCAACGGCACAGCTGGTTTCACTGAAGTTCAAAACTCTATCGGTACTAGTGGTACATCTTTAGATGGTAAGTACTTCACCCTTGAAGATGCTGCAGGAAGCGTTACATTCTGGTTCCAGATCGGCAACGATGGAACAGAACGTCCTCTTGATGGTGCTGATAGAGCAGTACCGATCATCACAGTTAACGCTGGGGATAATGCAAACACAGTAGCTATCAGAATTCAACAAGCTATCACTACAGATGGTAATTTCACTGCATCAGCAACCGGTGACGTTGTTACTGTTACTGATCTAGCTAATGCTGCTAGACCTCTACCTAGTGCTGGAACCTCTGGTTTCGCTCTCGCTGTTACACAAGTAGGCAGCAATGGAAACCCTGAGGCAATTGTCATCTCTACATCAGTTACTATCTTCCCGCTGACAGGAACCGCTACAAGTGGCATCGCTACTGTTGTAAATGGTAACCAAGCAATGGAAGGACTGGTTGCAATCGGCACTGGAACAGACATTAAGCTTGCAACTCGTGAAGAACAAGTATCTGTAGCTTTTGGACATGATCCGAACCCGCTGAATAGCTTGAATGCATTTGTTAAGTTCTATGACGGTACTGCATGGGTAATGCAGTTCAGCAACAACAATCCTAACTTCACATTGAAGTCACCTTTGCAACTTGTTGGTGTAGCTCCCACTGTTTATCAGATGGATACAGCGCCCAACTACGACAGTGCATCAGTTGGTGAGATGTTCAAGTTGATTCCTACTACTGTAGCGAACCTAGAACATCAACTCACTCAGAAAGCATTGTCTCAATTGCCTATCGTTGCATCCGTACAGATTGCTGATAACTTCAGAGAAGTACAGATCAAGTCGTTGCAGGTTGGTTCTGCAGGAGCTGTTGAGGTCGTTGGTGGACGCGCTAATAGTGCATCGTTCCCAATCATCAATAGTGCTCAAGTAGATACTGCATTAGGTGAGAACTTCCTTGATGTTAGAGTAGCTGCGTTCCCGGATGCTTTGAGCACTGGCGATACAGTTATGCTCAAGAACAACACTGGGGTAGCCCGCCTATCTAGACTTTCAGATACAGACTCTGTAGATGTAGTTGCAGTAAGCGGATCTGTGTTTGAATACAGATTCAACCCTAAGCAACTGTTCTTGTCTCAATATGTTAAGTTTGGAATCACCGATGTATCTTCTACATATAGTAGACCCGCTGGAACTGTATGGAGATGGACGCATGATGATAGTGGTTCGTTGTATACAGCTACTGATCTAACTTCAGGAGTAGTGAGTCCATTGGTTACTGCTTACACAGCCAACGGTCTTGGAACACCCGCTAACTTAGTAGACGTATCTTTGAGCAATGGTTCTGTTACTCCACAGAAATTTGAACTCACTGTTATTGGAACACCTTCTCAAGCTGACTATTACACATTCCAAAGTGCTTCTGGTGCTACATTTGCTGTGTGGTTCTCTGTTGATGCCAACCTTACTGTTCCCACTGGTTCGACATATCTTGCTGCAACAAACAAGATCATGGTCTCAGTATTAAGCAGCTTCACAGAGAATCAAATTGTTGGTGCTTTGGCATCTACATTGAATGGTAATGCTCCATTCACCGCGCAATTTAGTGGAGCTCAATCATCAGGAGTTACTCTAGCTGATGTCGTTCCTGGTGATATAGTTTATGCATTCGGAACACTCCCTGGATGGGCACAAGGTAATAAGGTTACCTCAACTGGTGACGGCAATATGTCTGGTTTCCCAGTAATTGCGGTTAACGATGGTTCTATGTACTTTGACGTAGTGAATCCCAATGGTGTTGCTATGTCATCTACTGTTATCGGTTCTGGTGGAACAGTACAAGTTACCCCGCCCGCTATCATTAAGTGGACTCTCAGCCATGCTTCTAAAATCAGTGTTGCTCAAATCGTTGTATCTGGTGGCGTAGCTACCATTACTACAACTGGTGAACATCGTTTGAACGTGGGCGCTACGTTTGATCTCTTCGATAGTGCAGTTGTCCCGACTGTCCCAGGAAGCGGTGTCGGAACTGTAGCTACGGTTATAAGCATTAACCAGTTCACATTTGCTACATCTACTGCCAATGGTACTTACTTCGGTGGAGCTATCTTAGATACAACGAAACAAGTAACTAGATACAGAATTGAATCCCTTGGCTTCAACAGTCTATATAGATTGGTGTATGTCGATGGTGCAGCTCCTCGCTTCGCTGATAACGGTGTAGCGGTTGACGACATCTTGTTGTTGAACGGCAATACGTTTGACAGTAGAGATACTGGGTCTTTCAGAATCCGCGCCGTAGACAATACGACGTTGATCTATCAAGATACTGGTGCTACAGAGCAGATCAATACTAATAACGTTCCATTTAACAATACCAATACCTCTGTAACTTGGACATCAAGTATCAACACGGTTACTGGTGTTGCAGGAAGTTTTGAGAACTTAGTCTTAGGTGATTCTGTTAAGAAAGCGGAAGACAGCGATAGCTTGTATCTACAGGTTACAGGATTCTTCGTTGGATTGACTCCTTCTACTGCTGCTGCGGCTACATCTATCACACTTGATGCTGTATATGGTGGCGTGTCTGGTTTGTCACTTGGTAGCAGCTTTAACATGCACGATGATGTTAACAAGGGTGTTTACTTGCAAGCAGCAAGTGATATTACTATCATCGAAGGTGATTCGATGAGAGATAACGACTCATTGTTCATCGCTTCGATCTCTGATCCTAACTGGTTCACTATCAACAACACTGGAACCTTTGTAATCCAGAGCGTTGGAACAAGTGCAGACTACAGACCGTATATCAGAGTGAACAACACAGCGGGTACTGCTAACTCAGATCGTCTAATGGAAGTTGACGTAGCTGGTCTTGTTGTAACTGAAGGTTTGGGTAACGAGTTTAGTTCTGTTCGTCAGATCAACCACATCGCTATCGATGCTTTCAACAGCAAACAACGCGTAGTGTACTTGACTCCTGCTGATAGAGCATACAAGTTCTCTCAATCTAATAATTCTCTGCTCAATGCGATGGGTAAGTTGAACTACTCAACAGACGTAGTCAGCGGTATCGATGGATACTTGTACTACACAGGATTGTTGAAGCGCACTCAGAACACGATTGACGGATTCGAGCCTGATTCTGATACATTCCCTGGATACAGAGCTATCGGAGCTCCGATTGAACTTCTTCCTCCGCTTATCAGAAATATCGTTATTTCTATCAGCGTAGTGACGAACAACGGGGTGAATTTAAGTGATATTACTAATGAAATTCAGTCTGCTATTATTAATTACGTTAATGGTCTTGGGGTTGGAAATGATGTGATCCTATCTGCGATCATTGCTGCTGTAATGGGAATCAAGGGTGTTCAGTCATGTACTTTCACTACTCCGACTCCTAGCACGGTCTTCATCCCGATCGCTGACATTGAAAGAGCTTACATACAAGTAAGCGATATCAGCATATCATAAGGTGATAGATGGCAGCCAACAAGACAAAAACTGATAGACTACACGATCAGCTGAATCCTTTCTTCAATACAAGAAACAACCCAAATTGGGCTGGTCTTATTGATGCTATTGGTACTCAGGATCAGTTTGTGGCAGATCTTATTGTCAGCGTTGCTGAGCAGTTTTTCATTAAGACGGCTAATAGACCGTATCTTGATAGATTGGGTGCCAACGTATTCGTTAACCGCCCAAAGTTCATTGGGATGGACGATACGACGTTCAGACAGTATATCCCTGTTCTTGCGTATCAACCGAAACAGGTAAAACACATCATCGATGTTCTTCTCGACATCTTCTTCTTTAAGCAATCAACTACGGCCCACGTACAGAGTGCTCAAGCTGAGCCTTTCAATCTAGTTGACGGTTGGGAACTGCAGTACACAGTAGACGGGTTCAAACAAGATACCGTTATCTTCACTGCTGGTGATTTTGCTGACATTACTCAAGCCACTGCTCAAGAAGTAGCTGCCGTTATCAACAGACAGACAACTAACAGCTTCGCTATTGCCCAAAACAACCCTGTTACCAAACAAACTGTGATTCAGTTGTTTACCGATACCATCGGAGCAAAGGGATCTGTCACTGTTACTGGCGGGCGTGCTAACATAGCCTTCCAGTTTGATGGCTTTATCAATGCCGCAGCCAACAGCAATGATGTTCAATGGACCGCAACTAAAGTTGGGGACGTGATGACCTTCCAGTGGACTGGCGGCAATACGCCTAACCTATTCGCTGTGCAAGTTGGAGACACTTTCATAAGTGATATTCCTGGGTCTTCTGGAAACCTGAACAACAAGGGCTCTTTTGTTATTACGAGCGTTAACTTAAGCAATAACTCCTTTACCTTTAAGAACTTGTTTGGTCTACCAGGAACATTCACACAAACTAGCTCTCTGCAGTCTAAATTCATCTCTGATTATCGTGCTGTTGTGTGGACTAATAACCCCAACAGAGCCGTAGCATGGGAAGTTACACCTGGACAGTTCACGGTTGAGATGCCTACGTCTCCCCCAGTTGTTCGTCGTGCTCTCGGTGGATCTGCACACATCAATGGTGTGGAAAATGTGATGATGAATAGGGTCAGCGATACTCAGCTTACTCTAGATAGTGTTAACAACTGGCCCGCTAGTGGAACGTTCTTACTACAAGAACAAAATACGATCATTGCTTCAAACGCGACTACATTACAGAACACACAGTTTATCAGTGTTGAGACAAGATATACATACACAAGCATCTCTGGGAATGACCTGGTAGGAATTAGCCCAAATCTTCCGCCAGCAGCTGTTTTGAATGGACCTCCGGGACTTGCTAACTCCGGTTCGCTAGTCTTACTTGAAGACGCTGTTCCGGCTAGCATCTCTGGCATCAAGGGACCTTATGTGTGGGATCTGAACGCTGCTTTTGTGTTGTCATCGCTTACAGGCAACCTCACTCAGATCATAAACGCAGGACAAAGCTTGAAAATTATCAACATTGGCCCCAATAACCTGGATGCAGGTGGTGGTCAACTGATATTCGACTTCGGTACAGCTTTTCAAGAAGGTCCAGTGAGATACTTATTTAAACCTTCTGCGAACACCATAGCTATTGATCCAGCTTACATCTTCCTAAACGATCACACCGTTGGGTCTGCTGTAACTGCTATAAGAAGCAAGGGGCCACATGCTATGAGCGGCCTTGGAACTGAGTTTGCTCCATATATCACAGATCCGACAGTGGCCCGTGACATATTAGAGGCCTTGATAGAAGAAGTGAAGAGTGTGGGGATTTTTGTAGAGTTCTTGATAAGATATCCAGAGCAACTCTACGGCACCTTGGATGTATATGATCAACAAGGGCTTGGAGCAGGAGCTCCCTTTAATAGTTAATAGAACATGAGTTCTATTAAGGTATAATTTAGGTATTAGGAGATAGTTAATGGCAGTTCTTGGTCGCCTACTTTTAGCCAGCGGAGAAAGATTAGACTTAGCAGATATATTGAGTATCGACTCATATACTGCTGGTGACTTTAAGTACTTACTTCAAGGCCTTATCGGTAACTCGAACCCCCTTATTCTTAAGGGCTTCGAGGTCATCAATCCTGGCGCGGCTCTTGGTACGCAAAACATCTCTATCAGCATTGCTGATGCCGTTGTTCTTTACCCTACTTCTGATGCTGGTCCGTTCTATGTTGGTTTGCCACAAGGTAACATCAACGCTCAACCTCTCATCCCTGAGCTTGTTCAGAACGCCACTAACTACGTTTACTTAACTCTAACTACCTTTGATACATCGCAGGACTCTAGATCATTCTGGGATCCCGACCTTAACGGTGGTAGTGGTGGTGAGTTTACTCAAGATGTAAATACTGAGTCCGCACTTGCTGTACAAGTAGGTGTATCTACTGCATCGTTCCCTACCAACACGATCCCGATCTGTAAAGTTGTCATGGGTACGACGATTACGTCTATCCAAGATGCTAGAGAGATGATGTTCCGCCTTGGAACTGGTGGACTGTCTCCGAATCCGTTTAATCGTTTTTCATGGCCTAGTCTTCCGACTTCTTCGTATCAAAGAACTGAAGCTCCAGGAACTATCACTTCTGGTGCTCAACCTAATCCCTTTGAAGGTGCTGACAAAAACATCAGTAATCTGAAAGCATGGATGGACGCTGTTATGTCCAAACTTGCAGAATTAGGTGGAACTACTTATTGGTATGATGACGTCTCGACTTTCAACCTAGTTAACTTGTTCATGGATACTGAAGGTTCAGTTATCTCCTCAACAGGAATCTGGACACATTCAGCTACTATCCCTGGACATTTGTCTTGGTCAGCACCCATCTTCATCAATGTTCTGTTCGATCCACGTACATATGAGATCGATGGACCTGGAAGCGTACAACTTGCCGATGGACAAGTAGCATATATAAGTCTGAACCGTCATCAACCTGTCAATGGTTCTGATTTACCTCTTTCATTTGTTAATGATGCATCTTACGTAAATGGTGCCGTTGGGTATTTCGCCAATCTGAATATTGGCGACTGGGTTGGCAACATCGTTGATCCTACGCAGAACATGGCACAGGTTGTGCAGTTCTTTGACAGCTTGAACGGAACTGGTTCTGTAACCTCTCCTGCACTTGCTGTTTCTATTAGTATTGCTAGCCCTTATCTTGGACCTACAGCTTCAAATTTAGCTGTCTTCGATCAAGGTGTTTACACAACAAGCGATGTTGTAGTCTCTTACACAAATACAGCAGCTTTAACAGCGGCTGGTGGAAACTTCTTCTGGCTGGCATACCGCGATGACAACGTTGAATCTATCAATGGTGCTTATGCGTTCTTCAGCGGAACAATCCCAGGAACATCTACGGCGGTATTGATTACTGCCAACAATCCTGGTGTAGCTGGTAACGCTATTTCGTTGGTGTTCAATGGATCTAACACAATCACAGCTGCTATTGCAACTTGGAATGCTGCTCATCCTACTAACCTAGTAACATTGACTAGTGGTAACGGTACACAAGTACCTTCCGCTGGAACAACACTAGTTTCTGGTGGTATTGATGGAAGTATCGTAGCAACAACGCTTGCTATCAATATCACTACGAACGATGGATCTAGAGCTTTAGTTACGAGCAATCCGCCCAACAATCTTGCGGCTGGTCAACGTATCACTATCTCTGGAACAACGCACTACAACGGCGTTCAACAGGTCATTCAGATTGTTTCGCCTACGCAGTTCTATATTTCTCAAACGGCAGTGCAAGCTGTCCCTGAATCTGGTTCTGCTTCTTATGCGACAGTTACCACTACGACTGCTAATGGTTTCCCAACGGATGCTACTATCAACATCTCAGGAACTAATAATTACGGTGGTAACCCTCTAACTTCTGGAACACTAACTAAAACTAGTGGAACAGGTGACGCGACTATATCATTTAGCTCATGGCACGATGGTGGTTCACAGTACACATTCACTGTAGTTAGTGCTAACGCTACTATCGGTGCGACGTACACTAACAATGGACAAACGTTCACTGTAATGGATACCATTACGGCTGGAACTACATTAGTTACTGCTAACCTTGGTAACCCTTATCAGATTGCTGTAATTGATGCTACACACTTTAATATTCCGATCCCTGCTGGAAGCATTGTTCCGCCTCCGTCTGGAAGTCCTCCGTTGGGCACTGCAGCAACATATGGTTTGTTAGCTGCTTCTACTATTACGAACTCTGGTTCTTCGATTGATAATGGTGATCTAGGACTTTATCCTGGAACTTCTGTAACAGGATTTCCTCCTGGTGTTGTTGCAGGTGTTACTAATGTCAACAATGCAGCTGCAATTCAGGCTCAAACAGATGCTCTTGCTGCATACACATTTGGTAATGCTCAAACTGCCACTCCAATCTCATCTACTCTTGATGGGCAAACGCTTACTCCTGGTGTTTACAGTGAATCTTCTGGTACATTCCATTTAGCCTCATCTGGAACTGGAACCCTTACCTTGAATGGTGCTGGGGTTTACATCTTTAAGTGCGCAAGCACTCTTACGACTGGTGCCGGTGGTATTCCGATCATCAACCTTACCAACGGAGCCCTTGCTAAAGACGTCTACTGGATAGTTGGTTCTTCGGCTACAATTAACTCTGGCAGCCCTGGTACGTTCCAAGGAACTATCATTGCAGATGCTAGCATCACCAACACATCTGGTGGTGTTGTTAACGGTCGTTTGATAGCCCTTACTGGCGCAGTTACATTAAGTGCTGCTGCAACTATTAATGTTCCCGCTTCTGTTGTTAATACACCTACAGAGATCTCCGGAACTATTACCCTTGCTGCTATTATCGTGCGTACACAACAAGGTGCTTTCACTCTTTATCAAGATCAAAGTATTCCTATCAACGGTACGTTCAACCAGATTGTTGCGCCTCCGTTTATCAGTGGAACGCCCGATTATGCACTTCCTCCTGGATATAACACCCTATTCGGAACTGCTAACTACAACAGCTTGCCATCAGACAGCGTTGTAACTCGTTTAAGTGAACTCACTGGAATGATGGCCGATAAGGCCCAAGATAAGACTGTTAAGTATTTGCCTACTGGTTTACAGGCTATTACAAACGTTCCAGGGGCAAGTTCTGCTCGCACTGATCTAACAGGTCAGAATTTGGGTACCGTTGGGACTCTGTCTCCTGGCGTATACTTCTTTACTTCTTCTGCTGCATTGACAGGAACACTCACACTTGATGCGGGCGGTGATCCTAACGCACAGTGGGTTTTCCAAATTGGAAGTACACTTACCACTGCATCTAACGCTGTTGTCGCCGTAATCAACGGTGGACAAGCTGGTAACATCTTCTGGCAAGTTGGAAGTAGTGCAACGATCGGCACGAACACTATCTTCAAAGGTAACATCTATGCTCAAGCGAGTGTTACAGTTACTACCGGTGCTAGCATAAATGGTAGAGTTAGAGCACTTACCGGTGCAGTAACATTAAATAATAATGCTATTGCTATCGCACCTGTATCACCTGGCGTTATAGCAACTACGATGGGAACTGCCATCAATTATGGTGTTATTGCCAACTCGACAATAACAAATACTGGTGGAACTGTCATCACTGGAAGTCTGGCATTAAGTCCTGGTACTTCAGTAACAGGATTTCCTCCTGGGACTGTTTCTGGAACACAAGATATTGCCAACGGTGCAGCAGCACAAGCTCTAACTGATGCCACTGCTACATATACATACTTGGCGGCACTGACTGGTTCTGTTAGTGAATTCCAAGATATTACGTTCACTCCAGGATCTACACTTACTATCTTGCAACCTGGCAGCCCTGGTAACGCGGTAGTAACTCTACCTAGTTCAGGAACTGGTATTCAACTTGGTATCAATCAGTCTGCTTATGTAACTATCGACAGAAACAATCCTTCTACTCCGTCAATCGTAGTGGCAGCTACTAGTTTAGTCCCTGTCGCAGAGAACGTATTTGTTATTGCTGCACGTTTGACAAGCACCACTGTTTATATGTGGGACGGCTTCCAAGTCGTGTCTGGTGGAGCTGTACCTGTTCCTGTTTATGACGCCATCGTAGAAAGCCAAGACCGCAACATGAAACTTGTTGCTGGTGGTGATTGGAGTTGGTCAAGTGGTGGCAGCAGCCCAATAAATTTTGCATCATATGCAAACGCTGGAGCTGGTGAAGGCGACAGCACAAGTAACACAACTTGGACTGGTGAAGTTTTCACTGCTGCTAGCTCAGGAAGTATCTCTTCTGTTACGCTTTATATGAACGGTATTAGTGCGAGTGGAAACCTCACTGCACAAATTTACGCAGCAAGCGGTGGCGTGCCTACTGGCCCATCACTTGGAACAAGTAACGTTGTTAACGCATCGGGAGTATATAGCGGTGGACTGCTTCCATTCCCAGCACAGGTGTTCACATTCGGAACTCCTGTAACAGGTATCATAAGCGGCCAACAATATGCTCTGGTTATAAATAGCTCTGGATTGTCTGGCACTATCTTATATGAACACGCTAGTGCTGTAGTATCTGGTCAGAACGAAATCAAGAGTTCAAACAGTGGAGTTAGCTGGACAAACACATCTCCATTCAACATGGTCTTCTCTGTTGATGGAGTAATCTCAACTGGTGCTACTCTAGCATGGTCGGCAAACGCCTACCTACAAATTCCTAGCCTTGCAGAAACAGCAAACACTATCTTGGCTGGAAACGTTGTATTGCCAACAGATCAAAACGTCGCATACGTAGAAGTTAATCGTTCAGGCGCTGGTGGTAACTTATCAATTACGGTTGCTGATATTGCTGCTGTACCATTGGACTACAATACGGTCATTATTGCTCGAAGAGTTGGAGCTAACGTCATCGTTGGTAACAACTCAATGCTGTTGATCCCTGGTGAGAGCAAAGCATTGTTCTCTGGCGTTTCAGATCAGAACCTAGCTTTGATCGGAAGCGGTGTCACGGAAGCGACTTCTAACCCTGGATATGCAGCTCGCGGATCTGTCAACAGAATTGAGCTAGATACTGAAGGTGCATTAGACGCTATTGCTCGTCACGACAAAGAATTTGATAAGTACTTTGGTATGTTCCGCATGATTGCTAAGACTGCAGGAACACAAACAAGAGTTCGTATCACTGGTTCTGATCGTGTAGTATTTACTGGTGAGACACTCACTCAGTCAATGAGCTCTTTGAGAGTTTCATTTACTGGCGCTGAAATAGATTTCCACACTGGACAAATCTTCGGTGGGGATGCTACTCTTCCATTGAGCACAGATTTCTCTACAGCTTTAGGCGTTAACTTCAGTCCTACGACGATCTCAGCAAACCAATACTTGTGGTATTCTATTGCTGCAATTCCTTCTAGCACTAACGCAGACAACACTATCAATGTTCAGTTTAACGTGGTTGCTGGTGCTTCTAGTGGTTCAACGACCATTCTTGCAGCTAAACCGCCTCTTGCTGGTGTAACACCACTTGGGTATGTTGCTGTTCAAGATAACGGAACTGGTGGATCGGGAACAATCCTTAATCTTGCACAGGTTAACATCGCTCAACTTGGAGTTGGTGCGGGATCTGGTAGCGGTTCAGGATTACAACAAGTTAGATTGTTTGATCCAGTTTCTACTACATTATCTACGGGAAATCCTGTTACAATCGACGGCGTTTCAGTTAATGCTGGTGACCTAGTTCTGTTTAACAACTTGGCTTCTGGAAATCATGAGATTTACAAAGCTATTGGGGTTGGAACTAATATCACTAGTTGGCAGGCACAATTCTTGTTCAATGGTTCTGTTACTCCATCAGGTGGCAACACAGTTGTCATTACTGCTGGTACCAGCTTCGCTGATACTATCGGCGTTTACTCTGGAACTACATGGAACTTTAACAACAAAGTTAGATACTTCAATGGTGCTGACTATTGGGAAGTTTCAAGTCTCAACTCTGCAGCATTAGCTAACAATCAAGTTGCTCAAGCTACCTGGGCGTCGTTTGCATGGCTGGGTTCTGAGAACATGATTGTTGATTACTCTATCCTAAGAGGAACAGCTAAAGAAACTGGAACGATCATAATCACTACTGACGGAACTAACGTTGGTCTGGCAACTGCAAACGTTAACACGAACGCTGTTAATGCTGGTATCACGTTCTTTGGGGTTATCTCTGGATCTAACATCAACCTGAACTACACGTCAACCAATACTGGTTCTGCTGGTCAGATCAAGTTTGTGTTGAGACGCTGGTCAGATGGTGCTGGTGGTCCTGGTGGAATTCCTAGCTACAGTGGTGGCGGTGGTGGAGCAGTAACTGGTGCTGGAAGCTCTGGTCAACTTGCTATCTTCACGACAGGAACAAACATCGTTGGAAACGTTAACTTGAACTATGACACAACCAACAATCTGTTGGAGTTAGGTTCAGGTGCTAACATAGTACAAACAAGTACACTTCAGAGTGTAGCTATACCGTCTGGTATCGAGACCAACCAATCGTTGTTCTCATACAGCGATACGTTCACTTTCGCAGTAATTGAATACTCTGTAGTAGAAGGAAGCAATTTCAGAATTGGGACCCTACTTATCACTCAAGACGGTGTTTCTACGGTGAACGTAGTAGATACCTTCTCAGAGGTTGGAACTGGAACGGGCTTGACTTTTGCATCTCCTGCTGTTACTCATACAATCACCGGTGGCCTTGTAAACATTAAGTTTAATGCCACGAGCTCTAATATCGGCGGTACTTTCAAGTACTCGATGCGCCGTTGGAGTTAACTTTAAGTCGTGTTAAAATTAGGTAGACACGGCGTTTAAGGAGTTTTTGTGGCTAATGAGTTAAAGTTTGGTAATAAGGTAGTCTTTTCAAATGGTAACCCCATTACACTATCTAGTGCGAGTTCAGATCCGGGTTCTGCTGCGGCAGGTGATCTCTACTATAACTCTACGTCTGGAGTACTGAGATACTACAACGGCTCTGTCTGGGGCAACGTAGGTGTAGGAACTGTTACAAGCGTCAACGTAGTTGAGAACGATTCTGGCAACAACATCTTCAACTCAACTGGTGGTCCAGTAACATCTAGCGGTACAATCAACCTTTCGTTGATCTCGCAGAATGCTAACTTAGTCTTTGCAGGTCCTAGTTCTGGTGCAGCTACTCCTACTTTCAGATCGCTTGTAGCTGCTGATATTCCTAGCTTGTCTGGCACCTACTTGTCATTGTCTGGTGGGGTAATGGCTGGTAACATTGACATGGACAATACGTTCAATGTCATCAATATGGCTGCTCCAGTTAACCCTGGTGATGCCGTTAACAAATCATACGTTGACAACTTCATCAATGCCACATCTTGGAAAGTAGCTGTTCTTGCAGCTACCACTGCAAACATCACCCTATCAGGTGAACAAACGATTGATGGTGTTGCAACTAGCTCTTCTCGCGTTCTTGTTAAGAATCAATCTACTGCTTCTCAAAACGGTATCTACATCTCTAACAGTGGTGCATGGACACGTTCTTCAGATATGAACTCTTGGGTTCAAGTACCTGCGGCTGCTGTATTTGTTGAAGAAGGAACGGTAAATGGAGACATTGGTTGGGTATGTACTGCTCAACCTGGTGGAACTCTTGGTACTACCGCTATTAACTTCGTTCAGTTCTCTACCGCTGGTGCTTATAGCGCTGACGGAACAACACTCCAACTTGTAAGTGGTGTGTTCTCTATTAAGAACGGTGGTGTTGGAGCAATCCAATTAGGATCCGTTACAGATGGCGTTACCCTTGACCAATCAGGTTCAGGAAGCACGCTGGAGGTTAAAGCCGGTGGTATCAGTGATACTCAAATTAATAGTGCTGCTGCTATTGCTTTTAGTAAGTTAGCAGCGTTAACAAGTGCGCACATCCTTGTTGGTAACGGATCTAACGTTGCCGCAAACGTAGCGGTGTCTGGGGATTTGACCCTTGCAAACACTGGTGCTTTCACAGTAGCTAAGATACAAGGAACAACCGTTTCTGGTATCACTGGTACTGGTAACCTTGTCTTCTCGGCATCGCCTACCTTCACTGGTACGATCATTGCTGCTGCTTTGACTCTTTCTAGCGCTTTCACTGTTAACACTATCAGCTCAACTGGCACGTTCCTGTTGAATGCAAACAGTGGCGGTTCGGCTGTCAATATCGAGGCTTCTTCAGTAAATAGAAGCACTGACGGTTCTAACTTCATCTCAGAGACCTACAATAACTCTATTACTATCATTGACAACTCTGGACCTACTGCAGTTACTGCATTCACTTTCGCTGTTGCTAGCTTCGCAGGTGAGGAAATCACTTACGTTATTGAGAGTGGCAATACTGCTAAAGATTGCCGCATTGGTACACTTAGAATTACAGCCAACAATGCTGGAACTATCGTTCCTTCATTTTCGGACATGTTCTCAGAGAGTGCAGATTGTGGAGTCACTTGGTCAGTGAGTAACAATGGCCTTGGGGTTATATCGGTTGCGTATACTGCAGCTAACCAAGGTTCAAATAGAACAATGAGGGCTGACATTAAGCAGTTTATTCGCTAAAACTGTGATATAGTTAAGCTATAATTATAAGCCTCTTGGGGATTGGGAACTAAGGTGCAACGATGGGTATAAATTTTCTTTCAATTAGAAATGGTGTCACGTTTGGCAATCAGGCCAGTGTACCTAGCAATCCTGTAAACGGCGATTTATACTACGATTCGACCCGCAACACGTTTGTTCACTACAACAACGGTGGGTGGAAAGATCTTCAATCTAGATCTGATGTTGCAACTGCAGGTTCTCTTACCAGTGCAAACTTCCCAACAACTATTGTTCAGTCCAGTTTAGTTAGACTGACAGGAAGTACCTCTGGCACAATCTCTGGCTTCGCAGCTATGCCAGATGCTAAGACGTTCGTTCTCTACAACGAATCGACTGCTGCCGTAACACTATCATATAATTCTCTTTCTGAGGCTACTGCAGCAAACCGTATTATCACTCCTACCCAGGGTGATCTGGTTGTCTTGTCTGGCCATTCTGTTACCTTGGCTTACGACAGTTCTCAAGCCCGTTGGGTTGTAATCAACACACAATCTAGCAGCTCTGGTTTTGGCATCAGCAACGATCTGGACAGTTTGACCTTCCGTGCTGAATTCATTGAAACATTCACAGAAAATGATACTAGTTCTCAAAGCGCAGTAAACGGCGGCGCCGGCTTTACTAACGCAGTTTATAACTCATCTAAGCAAATGTACACGATGCTCTATGATGCATCTAAGACGATGAACGCGTCTGGTACTGCTGCCACGCTTTCAGGAACACCATCATTCACGGTAGCAGCCGGTGACGTTGTCATCAATCTGGCTACTGGTGAAGTTAAAAGAATTACAGCTCTATCTTCTCAAACGGCCTATACCCTTGAATCTGCATTTGGTTCTAGCCTTGTTGCACAAGCTGTTTGCGTGTCTCAGGCTGTACATACGGTAGATATCTATAACTATGTTGATGCTGGTGTATCTATTGCCACTGCGTTTCCTGGAAGTACATTCTCAGAGATCATGGTGGATTACGAGGATAATGCCACGTCAGGCAGCAACCTCTGGACCCCTGATACTGCTCCTTTTGTTGCCTTTACAGCATCTACCGACAATACGAACTGGACACTGCTACAAGTTAGAGCAACCAACGAAACAGATATCATGCAAAGCGATATCTGTCCGACAGCTGGTACAAGTTTATATCTGCGTTTCTTCTCTGATAAGACGTCTGGTTCAGGATTTGTTAACTTAATTAGTTACAACGCCTTCATGCAGAAGCTCATTGGAAACCAAGTGGGTGCGGGTCAAACCGGTATCACTTGGTCTGCATATGCTCTTTCAAACAGCTCTACAACCCCGATCAATTGCACGTTGAGCGTTATCGGCGGGAAAACCACGATCACATTCACTAACAGTCTTCAATATGCTGTTGGGGTTAATCCTGGTCAATCTTATGGTGTGCTGGACGTTTATCTGAACGGTCAGATGCTGCCACGTTTTGTTGCTGGATCTGTTCCTACTACAGATGGTTACTACACTGAACTGAGCGGAAGTGTTATCCAATTGGATCGTGACTACAGCTCTGTTGCTCTTGAAATTCAAGTTCTATTGCGTACACAGATCGTAGATACATCTGGCGTGAATGCTACAAATGTTAATGAAATACAGAACTTCATTGACGATGGATTTCAACCTTTCATAGCCTTAACTGATTTCACACTTGCCGCTACCTCCACTACAGGCACTCCTGCTGTTGGGACCTTCTACTCATCTATTCAAAATAGAGCCAGTATGACAGATCTCTCTCAGGATTTGAAGCCGCGTATGGGTGTTGAAAGAAAACCAATTCAAAACTTGTATTCAATTACAACGGAATATGGACCCAACAACGAAACTATTTGGGGTGTTTTTAATGATACCCTGGGTCAGGTCAGATTGGGCGGTTCAGCATGGACACCATTTACTAACGTAAATGGTAACATAGGCGCGAGCGCGAATGGTGTTGGTGTATTTAGTAGCAACATTGGGGACTTCATTGAGATTACCTTCTATGGAACTGGTCTCAATTTTCTTTTATATCTCACTAACTCAGCAAGAAGTTTTACTGTTTCAGTAGATGGTGGTGCAACAACCACAGTGAGTCCTTCTACAACAAGCACCAGCACATTGTTAGGCGGTCGTAACTACAATCAAAACGTAGTTACTAACATGGTTAGAAACTTAACTTTGGGTGTGCACACAGTCAAGGTTGCATTGTCCGTTGGAACTGATATTGACATCACGGGATATGAAATCCTAAATGAATCTGCTAACGTTATTACTCCTTCAGGCATTGGTTATAGTAGCGGACAGCAACTAGTTGCTGGTGCTAAGTCTACGCTGGCCTACAATTCCGTTGTAACTGGCACTCGTGGCGGTCGTGTGCTGATTTATCAGAATGCAGCTGGTGCTGTATCTCAAGCATTTACGCCAACCAATGGTTCTCAGCTTAACTACCCGTCTGTAACACACATTAACGAAGAAGTCGTTCGTGTTTATGCATTTAGAGAATTCGGTGCAGGAAGAGCGGATGATTTTAGTAGAACAAATGGATCAACTCAGAATGCCACCTTCACACTTGAAGATGGAACTACAACTGTAGTCGGACAAAATAACTTCTTTAACTTCAACGGCATAAATGGTCAGGAAGGATTAGTTCAGAACGCATCAGGTGATTTCACTACGATCACATTTGTTGGTACTGGCTTAGATATTATAACCGCCGGTAATAGCGTTGGTACTGTTACTGAAGTATATTCAATTTTGGTTGATGGTACAACTATTGCGAGCGGTTTGACTGGTGCAGTCTTAACTGCCAACTCTATAACACCTATTGTGTCTGGATTGCCATACGGCACTCACACTGTAAAGATCTTAGTTACTGCAACTAATTCTAATGCTTGGCATATGAAAGGATTTCAGGTTTATCAACCTAAAACTCCGACATTGCCAACTAACTGCGTAGCATTAGGGACATACAATGTAATGGCAAATTACGTTGCAAATTCAACTCAAAGTTCAGTCAATATTGCGACAGGAGTTTTACGTAAGGTCTCCATGAGAGAATGCAATCTCACTGGTACTTGGGTATTTTCTGGCGGTGCTGCGGTTATTCCGCTCAGCATTATGGGTTGGGAACTATCAAGTCCAGCAAGTGCAAGCACTATAACCTTCCAATTCTTTGGAACTGGTTTTGAATATCGTGCCTACAACAATACCGCTGCAACTACTTACACTATGAGCGTTGATGGTCAAGTTAACACTCAAGTTGCGAACGGTTCTCCTACTGGTGGAGCTGGTTGGACATCAGCACTTACTACTAGTTTCTATGGAACCTCTTTTACTTATGCAAATACAACAGGTGTAGTTACTTTAGCTGCAGCCGCTGGTAACTCTGGTTGTGGTATTTCAATCAATGGTCTTACTCTAGGTATGCATACGATAACAATTAGTTGGACTAGTGGTACTGGTTCAATTAATCCTGAAGCATTTGACATCATCACTCCAATTCATTCTTATAAATCAAATCTTTATGCAGATTTGCAAAATGCTCTACCTGTTGGCTCTAACTCAATCAGTGATGATAGAGTTTTCACACCCATTGCTAATCTCCCAGCTACTAAAGCTTGGGCTCAAGCGATAGGTATTACTGGTGGTCCTACTACGACCTCAACAACATTGACTCCAATGCCTGACATGAGTGTTTCTATAAAAACTTCAGGCGGAGCTCTTGATATTAGTTATTGTGCAACCACCAGCGCATCTGGTGGAGCTGGTGACGCTGTTCAAACTCAAATCTTTGTGGATGGTGTTGGTCAAGGAAGTGTTAAGAGCAACTCTGTCGGTACTGCTACATCTACGAATACAGATCGTTTGTTTGTAGATGTGAGTCCCGGATATCATAAGGTAGATGTTTACTGGTCAGTAGGTTCTGGTACTGCCACAGCCGGTGCTTCTCAACGAAACCTTACGGTTAAGGAAACTTAAGGATAATTATGTCGAAGATTTCAGGTATACACACTCCAGCAGAACTCAAGAACCTAGCGATTAATGGCGCTTTTGACTTCTTTCAACTTGTTGAAGGTACAGTAGTCACTACTAATAGTGCTACCCCTGTGGGTACTACTTACTCGGCTGATATGTTTCCATATCAATCGACTGGCCCAACAATTAAAAACTTTTCAGTTGGAAGAGATACTACCAATCTTCCTACACAAGCTCAGTCTGGATTTCAAAGTACATACTCATACCTATTCACTTATATTGGTGGTACTTCCTTTGCATCTCCTGCAGCTGGTGATTATGTTGTTCCAATAAGTTACCGCATGGAAGGTTTGGATTACGAAAAAATTCACGCAAAATCCATGACAGTTGGATTTTGGGTAAACGCTTCCGTTCCTGGAACATATAGCATTGCTATTGGCAATGCTGCTGGAAACAGATCATATACAACTACTTTTACGGTTAGCGGCGCCAACAGTTGGCAGTTCATTTCGGTAACTATTCCTCTGGATAGTGCCGGAACATGGACATTTGACAACTCCCTTGGAATGGTAATGTTCATCGGCACAGTAGCTGGAACTACTTTTCAAACATCAACACTTAATGCTTGGCAAAGTGGTAACTTTATTATGGCCAGCACAGCAACCAATTGGATGGCTACTGCTGGAGCAACACTTCGTATTGCTCAGTTGAGTATTGTAGAAGGTCCTCTTGGATTTTCTGCTACCGGGTTTGCTCGTCAAGGTAGAGGAATTCAACAAGAGCTCGCTTTATGTCAACGTTATATTGAAGTATTCGATCAAAACAATGGTGGTTCTACTACTAGACCTATCGGCATGGGATTATGTACAGCAACAAATGCTGCATCATTTTTGATTGCACTTGCGGTTAAAAAGAGAGCAAATCCGACGGTAACGGTTACCGCTGCATCGCATCTACAGGTATCTAATGCATCTATCAACAATGCCGCAACTGGCTTTGCGGATCAGGGCTGTGGAGTTGATACTGGGTTTTTTCAAATTACAGGCACCATCAGCCCAACTAATGCTGCATGCGCTTTAACTTGGAATACCGCAGCCGGTCGCATGTACTTTACGTGCACTCTATAAGGAACAAATATGGGCGTTACACAGGTATTAAATTCTAAAGCGGTCATTAAGAAGCTAACAACTGAAGACCTTCCTTTTTCAACTGGTCAATCGGTCATTAGCAGTTATTATGCTCAATCTACGGTTGGTCAAACTGTTATCAATCTTGGTTTTAGTGTACAAGCAACCGGTGCTAGTGCAAATACTGATGCCTTTTGGTTGTTTGTTGACGGTAAGAAACTTGATCTAGGTTCTTCAAATGACTATGTATTTACTGCTATTGGATCTGATGGGACCTCCTCACAAGTTACATTAAATGCTCCTCTGCCTGCTATCTACAATATCCAAGCTTTTAAGCTTGGTCTAAAGCCTGAAGTTGAGTTCCAGACGGATAACCGTTTCGTACAACTATATAATTATGAGAACGCTGGATTTCAAGGATTCATAGACTCTACAACTTATACCTTGACTCCTACTACCACGACAGGAAGTCCTGCTGCCGGTACGTTCTATTCGTCTATTACTGGTCGCGCATCTCTAGTTGATTTGAGCCAAAACTTGAAAGCTGTTATGGGTATTAATCGTATCAGTACCCAACAAATCTATCAGCTCCAAAATGAATCTGGGCCCAACCAAGAACCTGTTTTTGCTGTACTTAATGATACATTTGGACAGATTCGTCTTGTTGGTACCAACTGGGTAAATACCAACAGCAACCAAGGGGCATTCCCTACCAATCAAAGCACTGTTAACGGTGCAGAATATGCCGAGATCACGTTCTATGGGACTGGTCTCAACATGTTAACTCTTTCTAACAGTACTGCTGGCAATTACACTGCGTCAGTGGATGGCGGAGCACAAGGATCGAATCTTTGGCTTTCACTTACTACATCCAACGTTTTGCAGTTGAGAAACTATGCACAGAATCAAGTTTTGCCTGTGGTTAGTGGATTGGCTCTTGGTATTCATACCGTTAGAATTTTCAACCAAAACACCACAAACTTGAACATTAACCTACATGGTTTTGAGATTCTGAACGATTCTTCGCTTAGAGTAAATTCTGGTATTGGTTATATCCAAAACAAGCAGTACATTGCCTCTTCACAAAACATTTCATCATACAGCTCTGCTGTTACAGGAACTCGCGGTGGCCGCGTTGTTGCATATCTGAATGGTGATGGATCTGTTGGTAAAGCTTGGACACCCGTCAATACGTCATCTGCATTACTTACAGCTGCAGACCATACCAATGAGGAAGTTTCAAGAGTTTACACTCCAAGAGAATTTGGTCAAGGTCGTACTGATGATTTTAGCCGTTTTGTAACTACTGCAACTACTGCGGCTTTTACTTTAGATGATGACACCACTTCACTTCAAACTACAAGTGGAGTTTTTCAGCTCCTTAACGGTGTGGAAGGATTAGCATTCGGATCAACAGGACAGCAAATGATGTTCACTTTTGTGGGCACTGGTTTGGATGTTCAAATGTCTGCTACCACTCTAAGCGGTGTTACTGTTACATATCAAATTGATGGAAGCTCTGCAGCAGCATTCGCAATCACCAGCAACGTAATACAGAACGTTAAGGTCGTATCAGGATTGCCATACGGTACTCATACATTTAAACTGAATTTGACAGCTAGTACTAGCGGTCAATTCAACGTTAATAGATTTGTTGTTTATCATCCTAAAAAACCTACAGTTCCATCTGGTTCAATAGAAATTGCTGATTACAATGTCTTGGGAAACTTTGTTGCCAATACATCTGCAGTTGCTGAAACTATTTCTACAGGTGTTATTAGAAAAGCCGCAATGCGCGAGATGATCTATACAGGAACTTCGTGGACAATTGCTTTGGCAACTGGTGCAGGTACAACTGGAGCTGTTGCTGGTATCCGTACTCTGGGAGCTGCTGCTACTCAACAAGTAAGATATACGTTCTTTGGAACTGGACTTGATCTTCGTATGTCTACTCCTGTGGCCACTAATACATTTACTATGTCTATCGACGGAACTAATCCAACTGCTGCTGGAGCAACATCTACTGGTTTCTACGGTAACTTCAGCTCATTTGTTGCAAGCACTGGTGTTGCTACTTCTAACGGTACTGGCTCATTCGGAAACGGTTTGTGGGTAAGCGGACTTCCTCTTGGATACCACACCGTGGTGTTTACGCAGAATGCTGCCACATCTTATGGATTTGAAAGTATGGATATCATTACGCCTGTCTACGTTAGTAAGTCGAATTTGTATGCTAATTTCGAAAACGAATTACTCGTTGGATCAAATAGCATCAGTGACAGCCGTAGTTTTACTGCTGTTAAGGATGCATTACCAGCTACAAAAGTATGGTCAATGGCTTCTGGAGTCTTTAGTACTCCAACGACAGCATCTACAACGCTTGTTCCGGTTCCAGATATGTCATGTACTGTTCGTAGTGGATTAGATGGTAAACCATCTGTATTAAGAATAACGTATTCCGTTGAGGTGTTTCATAGCGTCAACCAAGGACAAATGAATACTCAAATCTTTTTGGACGGGGTCGCAGTAGGAACAATCAAGCAATCTAATGCCCCAGGTGTTAACGGTGGTGTGGTGAACTCTGATATATATATAGCTCCTGTTGCACCAGGAGCACATAAGATCGATGTATATTGGTCTACTGGCACAGGTGCCACGATGAGTTCGGCGGGCACAGAACGAACTTTAGTAGTAGAAGAAAAATAAGGAATTAGGAGAATTTATGACACAAGATATTAACTTACAATGGCAATCGTTCAACGTAGATCTGAACACGGTCGATGCTTGGATGAAGGCAAACGCTGGAGCACAATATTGCGGACTTTCCGCAAATAGTCAACTTCAGATCCATTTCAATATGGATCCTGGTAGTACTATTGCTTCTGATATTGCTGCTTATTGGGCTGGACTGAACAGTGGTTCGCCAGAGGCCACTAACTACGAATCTCAATCTGCTCGCGCATCAGCGGCTGCATCAGCTAGAGCATCTGCTCTTGCATCTGCAACTTCTAAGCTGGAAGCATTAGGTTTGAGCGCAAACGAGATTAAAGCACTCATAGGATCGTAACATGGGATTAACTAGCGAACTATTTGTACAGAATAAAGATTGGACTCTTATTGGGTCTATGTCAGTGACTTCATCATCGGCATATACCTTTACTATTCCTAGTTCGACGATCACTGAAGGCACACAATATACTAATAATGGTAACACCTATACTGCTACTGCCGGTATTGCTCCAGGCACTTCTTTAGTTATGGCTGGTACTGGCGCTCCTGTTCCTACAACTGGACTCTTGAGTTTGGTAGTTGGTTCTGGAACTGGTCCGTCTAGTATAACCTATACTGCATTAACTTCTGCTGCTCCTGTATTTGGAACTGGTGGTGTAAATAACGTATGGTTCCGCAGAAATGGCGGTAATGCTGAATTTAGATGGGAATACAATCACACTGTGGCTGGAACTTCCGGTAGCGGTCAATATCTCTTCTTCTTAGCAAACGGCATATTTCCCCACACCATTGATACTAGCAAGTTAACTCAACCAACTGTATTTAACTCTGCCAATGGTCTTACATATCCAGTATCTAACGTTGGGTATTTACAAGGCATGATGAATACCTCAAGTAGCGTGGAAAGTGCGTCTGTTTCTGTTTTCAGCAACTTCTTACTAGCATCTGGTACAGCTGGTTCATCTGGTGCTGGTGGTCCTGGAAATATCGGCTCCGGCTATATAGGATTTGGTCAAGGTGCGACGGAAAGTCTTAACATGTATGTTTCCGTTCCTATTGTTGGCTGGTCTGCCTACGACTAATGAAGTACTTTGATCTTCTCAAACCAAACATAGATAAGTTTGGTGTGATCACTCAGAGTGCGGCAGATTCGTGGGATGGTGGAGACACTATCCAACGAGAAGGTATGTATCTTTGTGCGATGTGGTATCACCTACAAGCTGGTAGAGTATCTCAACAAGATTGGCTAGACGCAGTTAACCGCTATGACTACATCATCAAACAACTGAACGTTTCTAACGGCTGGTCTCTAAGACGTCACCCCGATTCTTCAATGTGGTATTACGAGCCTAATTGTATGAGTCGAGATCAACTCACATCTAATCTTGCAGCCCTAGGGTATGGTAATCAGGATGTGTTGTTGCAACTGCTTCTGAAGCACATGATTAGAGTAATGCTCTTCACGACGAATACCCGTAACAACGGAGCCTATCCAGGAACGCCAGCATACGCTTGGAAACTACCAGATATCACCTTTTCTTCTATCTGGGGAGCGTATATTCGCGGTCTAAACTGGAAACTGTTGTGGCCCTTGCTACCTCTGTTCGATTTAGAACTAGTAGTCGACAGCTGTATCATCTTGTATAAAGTGAAACAAGATCCTACATTCTGTGACCATCTCAGTCAACAAATGCTTCTATTACAATCACAAGAGCGCATGCCTACTTGGATATCTCGTCTAGCTATGTGGATATACAAGAAGGCTGGTCCGCAACAAGCACTAGATCAGTACTTCACTGTTGCGAAATGTGCGCCTGCTATGAACGAAGTTTATAGAGAAATCTGGGCTTCTAAATAGTATCTGGGTCTTGCAGTAGGAACTGCATGACATCAATGTATTCTTCTTGCTGTAGTTCTGGGTTTCTCGCGATGTGTCCGTTGGACCATCGAATCTTAACACCCGTGCAGCGCAAGGTTCGCCAGTCTTCTTCTCCACCATGCCATATGATTTCCATATGAACTTGGGGGTCTCTGGCCTTCATGTTAGCGTCTAGATGCTTACATAGTTCGTTTAACATAACGCGAAATTCTATAGGATCACCAGCAACTACATAGATCTTCTCTATATCCTTAAGAAAGTTATAGATGATCTTAGTATGTGAGACAACCTTATTAGAGTTCTCACGCAGCGTTTTGTAACGCTTAGCGCGCTTCCCGATACGATCTAACATTTTTGCGCGCTCTGTTTTGCTCATATAGGTTTAACTGACGCTAAGAACCATTTAGCAAATTTCTCATGCCCCATAGTCTTAATGAAGTCATTCCAATCCCTAGCGGTGTCCATAGTTAACGCGTAATGCGTAATTGACTCAGCTTCTTTGAACTTCGCAAGCATAGCTAGACCTGCTTCGTCTGAGTCTGGGGCTGCGATGATTTTGACGCCTTGTTCTTTAAGTTCTCGGAGCGTGTCTTTTTGATGTCGCGTAGCACCAGAGCCACTGCAAGCAATGACCCTCCAGGGACTACGAGAAACACCACCAAATATTTGATTAAGGCTTTGTTGGATGGCCAGTGCATTGAATGCGCCTTCTGTTACGATAACACCTTTGATATCGGTTACGAACTGATCTTGATTCCAGTTATAAAACACAAGCCCAAGTCTAGTTCCAGGAATAGTATCGATCTTACGTTCAGTACCATCTTTATCTACCCAGGTTTTAATGTAACGAATCTGTGCACCGACGAAGACATTGTTGACATAGTATGGAAATACAATGCCATCATGTTCCATGTCGAAGTACATGTCACCCTCTATCTTTAAACCTCTGCTCTTGATATACTCTACACCCTTTGCAGCTCTCGGGTCAGATAAAGTTATGTACCAGCTGGGCCATTCCATCTTAGTGACTTCATTGGGTTTCGATTCAACGAAATCAAAGTCACCCTTCAGGAACTCATTTAAGCTGATTCCTGCCTGATGGCAATAGGCATAGATGGAATACCCGCGTTGGCATTTACCTTGGCACCATACCCAGATATCTCCGGTCTCAGCGTCAATGTGCCAGTGCAAGCAATCGTTCTTGCGGCCTTCTTTACATATCAAGCACTTCTTAGTGTTTATCATGGATCTGTCACCACAACAGGGTCTGGTGGAGCTAATGCATCCAGCTTCTTCTCCAGAACCCCTCGTTTAAACTCATCAGTAAAGTTTACGTAACGCCCCTTATCAAACCCGCATTTGATTCTCAGTCCAGCAAACCCGAAGCGGTCTTTGTGGATGATGAACTCGGACGTCTGTTCCTCAAAGTTAGGAACAACCTCAATAACCACTGTTGCTGGTTCTTGCACGCTCGGACATTCTTTAATCCGACTGTCAAGATCCTTGTTCTGACGCTTCCCAATAGAGTGAAGCTGAGCAAAAACTACGATAGGTATGTTCGAGCCCTTGATGTACTGACCCATCCAGATCCGTAAGTCATTCAATACATCGTATCGTCCCCTAGAAGGGTCCGCAACGGAGTACTGGATAAGCTGATAGTAATCGATCATCACACATGAATAGTCGGCGTTCTTAACCGTTAGAAGGGCGTTCTTAACACCTTCCATCTTAGTTGTCAGACCATCTTTATAGTTGACGTCCAAGACCTTAACACATTTGGCGATATCAGGAAAGCGTTTGGCAATCTCGCTCTGTGTAGATACATCCATAATGCCCTTTTTATAGTCATTAAAGTTGTATCCTAATTCTAAACACGCGACCCTAAATAAGACGTCTTGTTTAGATTCCTCGTTAGATATAACTAAGACCTTCTTACCCTGCTTGAATAGTGGGAACGAGATGTTAGCTGCAATGGTACTTTTACCACTACCAGTATATGCACAGATGAGATATAGGTTCTCTCGGGTGAAAGGTATGGCCATCGTCAACGAATCGTTAACGAAAGTGATCTTCTGCGAGAGCATCTTGTTGTATTTAGAGATGTCAGTGAACATCTCACGGAGAGACTCTTTGTTACCAAACGCCTCAACCTCATCTAGAGATACGTCTAGGTGAGAAGTATCATGAGCTATAAGCCCCTTTTTCTTGGGAGCATTCAGCAACATGTCTTTAACTTTATCCTCCGGAATCAGCGCCATCGTCGTCCTCCGGTAGTTCTAAGCTCTTTGTTAAGTCAATCTCTATCTTTTTCATTCGCTCTTGTAATGCCTCAAACGTTATCTCAGGAAATGACTCTGCATATTTTCTTTGTAAACGGTATTCTTTCGCAGACATGTTCCCGTATTTCTTCTCTTCAGATGTTTGTACATCGTTGCTGAAGAACGCATAGAAAGATTCAAACGCTTTGTCTTTGATTTCTTTGCACCAGTTATCAACGAACTCTCTATATGTGAGATGACCCTGTTTACGTTCCAGGTCGTCATAGGTCTTACGTGCTATCCTATCAGGTGGATAGTGGCGTTTTGCCACGATTTCCACCATAGGATGAACAACTTCAAACTCTATATCAGCTTCAAAAAGCTGATTGAATAATTCGTCGAAATTTCTGCTGACGTTGGCCATACTGCGATCTTTGTTTCTAAGATCGATAGTCCACTTCTCAAATATGAGATCGGCCTTCTTCTCTGAAGTTGCACTCATGTCTTCTCCACTGTAACAGGGAGTTCGGCTGAGACTTCAGTTTGATTCTTTAAGTTAGTGATTCTTATCTTCGCAGAGTTGTTGATCTTGTCGATGACAAGCAGCTCGAGCTTATACTCATCATTGATGATGAATGGCTTGCGTCTGCCTAACCACCAATAGAGTGAATCTTTGAGCTTGTGAGCGTAGTCCATAAACCTCCAAACGTATACAATAAAATCTTCTCAGGGTCTTTATACCGATCCATTATTCGACGAGCAATCGGTAGAATACATTTTACAAGGATTAATCTGTGCGAGCCATAATAACAAATAAACTCACCGTAATAGAAAACCCAACACCACAGTTGGAGAGTCTTCTATCTGGATTGCTATCCTATACTGATAAGTCTAAGCAGTTCCAACTCAGTAGAATGAAAAAGAATCCGTTTCTACGTAAGTCTGCTGCATATCAGAAACTCCTAAATGAGAGTGAAGGTTGCCTACTTAAGAAGCATCCTGCTGGCCATCTATTAATCCCATCTGGAACGTCCTTTCTATTAGACGGTGTTCAGGGTATACAGATAGAAGATAAGCGTACCACTACAGGAATCACAGTTCCACTTCCATGGGCTAATAAACCCTACGATCTACGGGATTACCAGGAAGAGGCAGTATCGCTGATGGAGAATAACTACAGGGGTATCATCAACTTCGCCACCGGACTGGGCAAGACACTCCTTGCTATTCATGCTATCAAGCGGATGAGAGTTCGCACTCTAGTGGTTTGTCCTACAGATAACGTAGCTAAGATGTTCTATGATGATCTTGTCAAGGCCTTTGGGCCTACGAAGGTTGGATTCTACGGGGATGGCAAAAAGAAGATCAATGACATAACCGTAGGGATTGCTGCATCCGTTACTAAAGATACTCAAGCATTTGCAAAACACGGACTCGGTCTAATCATCTTTGACGAAGTCCACCATATAGCGGCGAACACTTTCTATAGCATCATGAGTGACCTGAGCGATACCGGAAAGGTATTTGGATTGACAGCAACAGATTATAGATCTGATGGCAAAGACATCATGATAAATGCTGGCTGTGGACAAGTCCTACTCAGACGTGATATCAAGTGGGGTATTGCTAACAAATGGCTTGCTGAACCTATCTTCATCATCAGGAAAGTGAAGACCGGTGGTCGAGATATTAAGGGTGATAAGCTGAAGAATTACAGGGAACACATCCTCAATTCTAAGATTATGAAAGACCAGATCAAAAATGACCTTATATCTGCGATCGGAAACAACAAATTTGTTCTATGCCTAGTGGATGAAGTAGCCCATGGTTTAGAACTCGCCGGTGAATTGGGAGTTCCATTTGCCACTGGTACGGATAAGAAGTCCAATGACTACGTAGATGCACTCAATGCAGGTAAGATCCCTGGTCTCGTAGGTACTGATGGCAAGATCGGCGAAGGAACAGATACACGGAATGTGGATCTAGTTAGCCTTGCTAACTTCGTTGTAAGCGAAGGTCCACTTACACAATGTATAGGTCGTGGACTTAGAAAACAGGGTACTAAGACGGTCTGCATATTCTTGGACTATATCCCAGTCGACTCCAAGATGCTTACTCGTCATGCTATGGGTCGTATAAAGATCTACAAGAAGATTACTGACAAGGTGAAGATCATATGATGAAGAGCAGAAAACAAGACATTATGAGCAAGATTCAAAGTCTTCCTCTACCTAGTATTCCAACACCCCAATGGGCAGGAAATAACTCACCAGACTCTGTGTTCTCTACTTTTAAGAACGCCATAGAATGGGCCATGAAAGAACACGCTGAAAAAGTAGCTGCAGTTATCTTAAATGACCTCTATACTACTGAAGAATTTGAAGATGATCTGGGTCTCAATAAGCCTAGATAGTAGTATAATGGTCGTATGAAACTAAATGCGGCTGGCGAAGCACTAATCAAATCAAAAGAAGGTCTTAGACTCACAGCATACCTAGATATGGTTGGAGTTCCCACTATCGGTTGGGGTTGTACCAAAGGTGTGACACATGACGATGTTACCAATAAACGGACCATCACACAGGATGAAGCACAAGCCATGTTAGATAGTGAACTCGCTGAGTTCATAAACGGTATCCCTCATTATGTAACGGTTCCTCTTAACGAGAACCAGTTCGCGGCATTAGTTTCTTTCACATATAATCTCGGGCTTGGTAGTTTACATAACACGACAATCCAACAGAAGCTAAATGCCAACGATATGGCAGGAGCTTCAGATGAATTTCCTAAGTGGGATCATGCTGGTGGACACGAAGTTGCTGCACTTACAGAACGTCGCTTAGCAGAACAAGCTCTCTTTAATACTCCAGTTGATGGATCAAATCCTCCTCCCGATGGTCCTTCTGATGCTGATATCAATGTTAGCCTCGAAGATATCGAGAACGAAGTACTAAAGAAATAGATTATGTGGCCAGAAGATGACGGATCAGATTTCGATATGGAAGCTGAAGCACGGGAAGAAGCCCGTTTAGAAGAACGTGAACGAAACGTTCAAGCTGTCATGGATCTATTCTTTGCTCTTAAAGAAATTGGTGGACAACCCACTCTCAGAGATCTAGTTAAGCTTGCTAAACGAATTCGGAAGCCATAATGGTTGTCACTTATAATACCTCAGCAGGACAAGTAGCAATCGTGAACGTCATAGAGTTCGCTGAGATCCTATACAAACTTAACGAGCATAAGATAAGCGACATTATCGCAACTAATGCTATCGACGTAGCGGTGTTGGGCGTTCAAAAAAAGAAGATCAAAAGAGAAGAAGACCCAGTTATAGAATTTGTGGTCCTAGAAGACGACATGGTTTTTGGCGGAAGTTCTTTCCAGATCGGCCATGATAGTTCTTATAAGAGAGTTAAAATACCTTTAAAAGAAGTAATCCATGACGACATAGTGGCAGCAATTGCTGCACAGATGGTAGAGAAAACTGTTCCATATCAGATGTATAGCGTTCCTCAAGATAATCAGGAAGCGTACGAGATCATAGCTATAAACGCTATGGAGAACTTTGTCAACCCTACTCATGTTATCCACATAAAGCCCAACTTAGTTATAGCCGTAGACATAGATAATTTAAAGTTGAAAGTAATCGACGATAGTGGTACAATAAGGATGGCAGTATATTCAGACAAGGTGTCTGATTGGAAAGCCTTGGAGATTCCTGTGCGTTAGATAAGAAAGCCCCCGTAAGTAAACCTAGTTACGTCCGTAAGTGTTCAATAACTTAACTAACTAGGAGAAATATATGATCGCTCAGATCAAAGAAATGTTAACGAAATTCCCCGAACCTACTAAAGAAGAAAAGGCTTTCCGGGAAAAGATGAAGAAGTTTAAGAATATCCTGAAGCAACTCGCTTCCGATATTAAGTACCAAAAATCTATACGCAAGCTATCTCATAAGAAGCATGCTCTCTACACAGGGCACATGATTTTGTCTATTAAATACAGACACTTACATGTAGCCTACTGTCTGCTAAGAGGTCGCACTCTAGAGCAGATTGATAGTGGCAGAGAGCTGAATATGGACTACGTCAACTGGATCGTCCAGATCACCAAGGATGACACAAAGGCGAAGCTCTATGTTTGCATCGATGAGAAGCTCTCTGATGCCCAGAAAGCCGTCCAGGGAGCTCACGCGGTCGCTCAGTTTGTCAAGCAGGAGAAGTACACTCTGTGGGACAACGGGACGCTCGTATTCATCAAAGCTCCAGGTGCTCGCTGTAGCTATAGTGGATGGGCTCTAAGTGAAACTGCTTCCTGGCGTGAACCCGATATGAACAACGCTAATACTGCTTGTGCATCGTTCGGGCCAACCGCTGAAGGTTACTTCAAGGGGTTCAAATTGGTATAACAATCATGTGCAGAAGGTGGATAGATGGCGGAGTTTAATGGCCGAGCCTGGAAGCCACACCGCGGCGTATGTGGATAAAAACTGGACGATGCAACCCACAGCGCATCTCGAGAAAGCTGACCCTTGTTTGGTCAGTGCGGAGGCCCCTGAGCTGGGAGTAGCGTCCCAGCCTGCACACCTTTTTATATGTGGTCACTATTTGCTGCTGCCTCATTATTCTATCTATTCGGGGCGTATATCGCCTACGACGTTGCTATTAAAGCTAGTCCTTGGTTTCTACCTATCGGTATTGTAGTTGGTATAGTTTCAAACCTTATTTGGCTCTATGTTACTAAGATAACGACGGACAACAAGGATTTGTTTGTCTATGGTTTAATCTGGGATGTAATGATGATGGCTGCTTACATACTAGTGCCGTTATTACTTTTTCATGTTAAACTCGATTGGAAACAAACTGTAGGTACAATACTTGTTGTACTCGGATTGATTTTAACGAAACTCTAGGAGAGTTTATATGATGTGTGAAGTAGTGTTGGCCCTTCTTGTTACTTATTCTGATGGTCATGTTGAGAAGGTTCAGCGTCAAGGTGCTCGACTAGAGAATGTTAAGCAAGCTCAAGATGCAGTTGCTCAGCTCAAAGCTAACCCTGATTTTCAAGCTGAGATGATCAAAGAAGGTATCGCTAACGTCGAACTCGAAGTTAAGAAGATGCCGAAGCCGTTTGATTGCTCGCAAGATCCTGAGAAAGCACCAGAAGGTAAATAAATGATTTGCAAGTCTTGCAAGTTAGATTTACCTGTAGATCAGTTTGGAACTTACTTAGTTAAGGGAAGAATTAAAAGATCTCGCCGTAAATCCTGCAAGACCTGTCGAGTCAAAGAAGAAAAAGTTAGATATGCTAACGACCCTGAGTTAGTTAAAAGAAAGAAACTTGCAGTTAGAAAAAGCGTATTTAAGAACCAGTATGGAATAACGCCAGAACAATACGATCAGATGTTTCTTTCCCAGAACGGTAAATGTAGAATCTGTAAAAGAGTTTCTGATAAGCGGCTTAACGTAGATCACTGCCACAATACCGGCAAAATTAGAGGTCTACTCTGTTGGAATTGTAATATAGGTATTGGTTATATGAAACACAATATTGAGATACTGAAGACTGCGGTCGAATATCTCGGAGGGTAAATCTATCACTTCCCGCGACTTTTGTTATTGGCTTCAAGGTTTTATTGAAGTCGGACAACCTCATATTGTCACTATGGAACAGCTCGCAACGATAAGAAACCATTTGAACATGGTCTTCAGACACGAGATCGATCCATCACACGGAAATCCAGAATACGTAGAAATCTTACGTAAGATCCATGAGGGCGAACTACCTAAGCCAGAACTCTTCTGCGCTGATAAGTCCGCTGACACACTCGAGAAACGTTCTCCTGAACAATATCCAGATGGAGCTCCGGTAGAACTGCCTGCAGCTCTCGCTGGAATCCTTCCCGCCGACTGGCTTGCCAAACTACCTAAGGGTGGTGGTGACGGTTTCGGCGGAGCTATGAACTGCTAATTCTTTCAATGCGTCTATAACTCAGCGGCAGAGTGGTCCGCCTCTAAAACGGTACCGACGGGGGTTCGAGTCCCTCTAGACGCTCCATATCCAACCTTACTCAATTAAAGTTATATAAGAAAAGCCTTATCCAACCTTAGCCTTTTGGAGATGGCCCTATTTATTCCTGAGCCCTATAATCTCTGCCCGCACCCTACCCGCGCGTGAAACGCGCGCAATGTACGCGTACTCGCGTACAGAGCTTAGTAGTAGAGATAGTTAGGTTTGGGTGGATAAAAGATCTTATACACAAGAGACATGAAAAACTTACACGGTTTTGAAAATAAATATCACGCCACTCTACTAGGATCTATCTCAGTATAACCAACGAATGGAAAAATATATAGCTTTCGATTGCGAGACGGGGGGTCTTGAAACAGGGATTAGTTCTCTACTGTCTGTTTACTTTGTGGTATTCGATAGAGATTTCAAAGTGCTTGGCGAACTTGATCTGAAGATCAAACCAGATAAGGGAATGCACTACCAAGTCACTGCTGAAGCGTTGGGCATCAACAAGATTGATCTTGTAAAGCACGATGCCGACCCAACAACACTCACTCTTACACAAGCTAAGAGTGCACTTTACTCGTTCTTGCAATCTCACAACCCTGAAGGAACAACAAAACTAATCCCTGTCGGACATAATATCTATTTTGATCAAGGCGTTGTGTTGGCACACTTGATCAGCCGTGGAACATGGCATAAGTTTTGTAGTTATCGCTTACTTGATACTGGAGTTATTTTACAGTTCTTGAAACTTACAGGACATGTACCTCATACGATTTCAGGTTCTTTGGGTTCTATCATGGAACATTTCGGTATCAAAGCTACTGGCGAGATGCACGAAGCTAAGACAGATACAGTTGCAACTGTAAAAGCATTACGAGCGCTGCTCAAAGCAGCTTCTAGAAAGGGTTAAATGAAACGCGTTAGTCCATATACTATTTTAGTTCAAGTGTTGGAGGGTGGAAAGCTACCTTCCAAAGCCAATTTCAACGACGCAGGTTTTGATGTCTACGCAACGGATGACATTGTTCTGTATCCTGGGCAAGTATTAAAACACCCTCTCAACATTCGACTTGACCTTCCTCCCGGAGCTTGGGCTCGTATCGAGACTAAGTCTGGACTAGGTTCAAAGGGTATGCATGTTTGGGCTGGAGTCATCGACGAAGGCTATCGCGGGATTCCGCACGTCATCATGAGCAATATCAAGATGAAACTCGATGAATGTAATGATCTTACCGGTGAACCATATGAGAACACCGAACCCCTCATGATTAAGAAGGGCGATAAGGTTGCTCAGATCACCATGAACCCGCACAGCAATGACTTTCACATGATTCAAGTGGACGAAGTCAGCTTAGATACGAACAGAGGAACTGGTGGATTCGGATCCAGCGGAACACGTTAGTATCAAGCAGATAGTTATCCTTCTGGGTAATATCCAAGGCATTCTCCCTAAGAGTGCCAACTTTCGATACAGCGTTATTAACAATCTATCTAGATATGCAGGAATGAACGGGATTGTGGTGGAACAAACTACTAATCCCAGTATCAGTTTCTCAGTAGATGGAGAGTCTATAGAGCTGTTTGAGAAGATTGAAGCACAGTTCGCTTTCGCTATCAAGCGTATCAAACTAGTTACAGCTACAGGTCCACAATACAAGATATCTGCGGACTATGTAGTTGGAAGTAAGTCTGAATTCGTAAACGCTTACAATAAATGCTTTTTGTATTCAAAATACGCAAAAGATTTTGACGAGCTCATGGAAGCAGAACTAGAGGTTAAAGATGAGTGACACAAGTAAACTTTTCATTAAGTCCATCAATACCCTTTTTCCAGGTGCAACTCTAGTTATGGAATCTAGAAACGACACTATGAACGGCCAACACATCCACAGTTTGATCGTGGAAGCAAAAATCCCTGTAAAGTTATATGATCGCTTAGATGCCTTTGAGAAAGCAATGACTAACGGTATCACCACCGGTCATCTCAGTGGTAAGCACCTAAAGATAAGTCGCTCTGACGTAGAGCTGCGATATGAAATCTATATCCATCCTGATGTTGACTCTTTCATGAATGAGTTCAACAATAAAGTCTCATGGCATGTCTTCTCTGAAGAGTTTGACGCCGCAGTTGAGGAAGAATTAGTTAGAAAATAAGATGTCTTAGGTATAAAGAGTAGTATGTCTAGTAATATCATGCGACTCTTTGATACATCACTCCGCGTTTCCAACATGAACCCACTCGATCCGCATGCAGTGTGGCCTCAGAATATTGAAGTCTGTATCACTCGTATCCCAATTCGTAAGCGTGACGGCTATGATGCCGACATGATTAAGAAGCTCATCACCAAGTTGAAAACCCATATGGTTCCAAATGGTATAGTCTTTTTAATATGTTATGCACCAACTGAAGCTAAATTCAGACCCTTTGAAGTAGCCAACATGATGGTGAACGAGGGATTTACCCACATAGATAATATAGTTATTGAGAAGACTTGGTTCCCGGGTAAACGCTCTGAAACCAACCTTGTTAACTCTCATGAGTATGTTCTTCACTTCTGCAATGGTCTAGTCTGGAAACTAGATAGACTCCCGGTACGACAGTATCTCAAAACATCTGAAACGATATCTTGTCCAGGAAACACTTGGAAGGTTGAGACAGGTTCACTTGATGAGTCATATCCACTAGATTTAGCAGAGCTCCTTATTCGCATGACAGATAGTCTTCCTGGTTCCGTTATCTTTGATCCCTTCATGGGAACACAATCTTCGTTCAGAGCTGCAATTAAGCTTGGTCACTCGTTCTACGGGTTTGAGCAGGATGCTCGCAAGATGAAGAAATACGACAAGATAGCAAAGGAACTTAAAGATGAGCGTAACACCAAGTAAAGAAATTGAATATTTCGATGTTGTTCCATATTGTTATGATATGTTTACCGATAAGGCTATAGCAGCAGTATCTACTAAAGCGCTCTCACAAATATATCAGTATGCTGTTCAAACGCCAACTGGATATGTAAATCATATATGTCCAGTTATGTTTCTTGGCTACATGTGCATAAGAGATGACGTACCAGATGTCATGGAGATACTGGCATCTAAGATAAATGAACTTGCAGAGCGAGACTTTATATTGGCTTCTTTGACTTCGATGGCAATAGTCCCATTTGTTGATCCTAGTGATCCGATAACGAATGGTATGCCAACTTGTTCTATTAATGGCAAGCGAATGTACGCAGTTGTCTCTTACCTCGCTATCCACAAAGAGGGAGAAGAGTATATTAAGGAGTATATGCCTTACTTGGTAATGCAAGAAGGTGGAGTACCGAAGATTTGTACTAATGAACCGTTAGATCGTTGGGAGAATTGTAATACTTATGATGTATCAGAAGAGTAGAGCCAAGAACATAATTTCAGATAAGCAGCAGCTTAAGAGCGTTGTCCTTGATTCTATTGGACGTATGTCCGCTGTAGTTGGACGTACACTAGGTCCTGGTGGAAATCCGGTTATCATCGAACGAGACGGACTATCTCCACTTATCACTAAGGACGGAGTTACAGTAGCTCGCAGTCTTGGTATGGATAGATCTGAGGCCAATATCATCATTGAAGCCGCTAAAGAGATCTGTGTTAATACAGCTAAACAAGCTGGTGACGGAACTACTACCGCTATCGTTCTCGCTAACTGGTTAGTTAAGTACGGCCAAGAGTTCATGGAAAAGAACCCCAAATACAATCCACAAAGACTTGTGTTTGATCTACAGGAAGCCTACGAAAGAGTTATTGTTCCTTATCTTAAAGAGTATTCAGTTAAAGTTGCATCCCCTGAGCAACTCAAGAACGTTGCAACTATCTCTGCTAACGGTGACCTTAAAGTTGCTGAAGCGGTTGTTCAAGCCGTAATGAACGCTGGTGACGACGGAACTGTCTTGATCGAAGAAGGTCAAGGTAACATCATGAAGGTTGAAACAGCAGAAGGATACGTAATTACTACTGGTTTGAAAGACTTGGGAAGTATCGGTCCCATCTTCATCAACGACAAAGCTGGACAGCAATGCAAGATGGACAATGGTGTTGTATTCCTGTATGATGGAACTGTAAACGACATTAAAGTCCCTATGGCTATCCAAACAGCTTATGAAGGCACAGAGTTCTATGGAAGTCCAATCATGGTATTGGCTCACGGATTCTCTGATACGGTTCTGGATGCATTCGCAAAGCAAACTAAATCGGGCGTTTCAGTAGTACCGGTAAAAACCCCCATGTCGGGCTTACCCAACTCACGTTCGCTGTTCTTGTTGGATATGTCTGCCTATACTGGTGGAACCGTGTATGATCCTGGAACTGTTGACAAGTTCATGACTGAGGATCGTTCGACTGGTTTTGGTCTTTTCAAGACCGCTAAAGTTAACATGTATGAAACAGTGATCAACTGTGAAGTTAATATAGACGCCATCAACGAACGTATCGTCGAGCTCAAAGCTATCGGCGAGGCTGCATTCTCCGAGATGGACAGGATGTTTGTCCGTGCTGCTATTGGTAAACTTACTGGTGGA